ATCCGCCGGTGAAAAAGCCTCGCACCGTGCCCTTGCATACGCAATACTCCATGATGGGCCAAGCATGATTTGGTATGTAATAAAGGTGCTCGAAGACAGCGTACATTTCAGCACCGATTTCTGGCCGTTTGGTTTTTGCCATTGCTCATGTCCCTCCTGTTCCAAGCTTTGATTGCCGCCCTCTTTGTGCCCTTTATCGGCCCGCTTGCCCCACAGTATGTGCAGCGGCATTGATACATCAATTCTGGGTATATGTCTCTGTTAAACTGGTGTATCTCATTAAGGTAAACCGGCCATTCCACAGAGCACTTGTGACAGAAGGGGCAGTTGTTAATCTGGTCCATCGTAGTCCTCCCAGTCTTTGTTCAGCGCACTAAGGCTTTCATATGGGCAAGCGGATAACTCATCCCACTTCACGTAAATGTATCCATCATTGCTGTAGACATCGACTTCGTATGCCTGCCCCGTACACAGCCCCGTATAGCCGTTTTCTCCGACATATACGAGTCTCACGTTTTTCCCGATTTCCTTCATCCACCGGCCATTGCTTCCGAGCCTGATCTTCCTTCCGCAGAACCGGCACTTATTGACGAGAGGTCCTTCCTCAAAGTACCGACCAGGCTCGTGCCACTTGAGAATGTCGTGGAAAAGCCACTTGAGGCTCCAGCACGGTCTGTATGTCCAGATCATAGCCAGAATGCAATATACGATTGCAAGTCCGGACAGGGCTGCAATCATAATCAGGAGAGCAGTCATTTCTTTTCCTCCTCAGAATTTACCAAGTCGCAGTATTTCTGGCAGAGTTCTAATGTTTCAAAGGCATCATGATATGTGTTGATCTTGGCAAAGTCGGCGCCGTCTTTTACCAACTTCATGGCTCTAAGATTGGCATCTTCGCAGTTGCTTACGTTTTCATACGTCTTTTCGATCATTCCGGTTCTATATTCACAGAGTCGATATAGACTTATCTTTCTAGGAAAAAATACAGTGGTTCGCTTTGCGCATGTGCACTCTTCCTTCATTTCTCTTCCGCACGGAGATACAAAGTGGACTTGTCGGTTCTCATCGCATTTACCGCATTTTGGCCCCTGCTCCAATCGCCAATCAACCTTCCACGCTTCCGTGAGATACGGGCCAAGCAATTCCGTAAGCCTTGCATGTCTGGCTTTATTTTCAGCTCTTCGAACGTCTTCTTTGGCCTGGGCAATTGCCTTCCGGTATTCGGCCACGATCTCATCGCGCCGGTCTCTGAAAATGCGAAGTTCTTCGTTCTCCTTTTCCAGAGAAGCGATTTTATCCATAATCTCCTGCTTGACGTTTTCTTTCAGTGTCTTCTTGAATTCTTCGATTCGTGAGTCAAACTCACTTTCTTCGAAGACGTCTTCTGGAAAGTCATATTTCGAATAAGCAGTTTCTTGCATATTTCCTCCCGATAGTTTCATATGTTGCATTTTGAGTTGCTTCTTCTGCAACCAAGCCGAGCAAAAAATCAGCCATGCTTTGTGGCATAGTCAAATGTATCTCTGACACGGCGAAGGGTTTCCAGCGCATCATCCCGCTCTTTTGAAACCTGTTCGAGCTGCTGACAAAGCTGCTCGATCCTGTCGCAGTCACATTCTTGAGATAAGGCTGCTTGAATTTTCTTGGTAGCAGACAAGCGAATTTCATCAATCGTTTTGCCATTCTTCTCGGTATCCATACACCATGGCACGTTCAGATCCCGCATAATACTGCGGATTGCCCATTTGTATCCTGTCTCATAACCTTTTGCAAAATTCTTCTGAGGGACACTCTTGTTGAATGCTCTTGCGTCGAGCAGTTCCATTTTCAGGCGCAAATTCTCATTGCACAAAAAGTGAATTTCTTCTTTGCAGTTCCGCAGTTGATCGGCCTCACTTTTCTTCTCATGAAGTGTGGCCCGCTGCTTTCCGATCTTAACTCTCATATCCTCCACGCCCCTTCTTTGCTTCTGCGATGATTTCGCTCATGTTGTGTTCCAGAAGATAATTAAGATCTTCCATTCTGAATTCCATCATGGCCTTGAGTTCGCGCTTGACTGCGTCTGGTGTAATGCGCCGGCAGTTGCAGTGAACCGCGAGAATCAGATCATCAAACGTGATTCCGTCAAGAAGCGAATCGCTCGTTGCAAGATCGTCTCCAAGTTTCCAGTTTCTTTCCATACTCAAATCTCCTCGTTGACATTGTGCAGTGTGACTTTGAAAATATGCTCAACATTGCAGTCTGCGAAATTCTTCGACGGATGACCGAGGTGAATTTCATCACCTTCCGCCCATGTGCAATCACAGTCCCAGAAATCGTCTGATTCGGTCTTGCGCTCAATCTCAGCAGCATTTTCAATTTCCTTGTATGCGCGATCATGATTCTTGAAAACACCGAGAACTTTGCTGCCTTCGTTGACTTCGTTGTCCCAATAATGAGTTGCTACCCATACAATCATTTTCATTCGTCCTTCTCCTGATATTTGCTGTGCTTTGGATGATGTGAAGACTTCCACACATATCCGTTCTTCCTGTTTTTTTCTGCTCTCAAACGGTTGCTGGCCCTTTCTCTCTCCTGTTCAGCTTCGAGACGGTCAAGCAGGATGCCGAGCTTTTGAGCTTTCTCGACCTGCCCATGCCGTATCAGACATCCGTGGATATCGTTCAGTAGTGTTAAATCGTCAGCTTTTACTCTCATAGCAGCCTCACACCCATGCAGGCCGCACTGTCGTGTCAGGCAGGTTGAACAGCCAGTTGATCACATCCTGCGGAACTTCTTCCTCTTTCCATGCAGATCCGTATTTGTATCCGCAAACCGGGCAGGGTCGGCACAGCAGTCCGTCAGGATGTTCCTCCGGTCTGAGCCAACCAAGCGTTTTTACCTCCACAGGTCCTTCGTCTCCGTTGTAAATCGGCTTCTTAGGTTTGTAATAGGCCGCATCCTCACCGCTGATTTCTTCAGGGAGCTGGACACTGTACGGAAGTGATGCGAATTTTGACTGTTCCGGTGTCGGTGTGAATGTCTCCCCATTTTCCAGTGCTTTCAGTGCACACTTCTCTGCAGCATGTTTCTCGCTTACGGCATCGCGCGTCAGCGTATAGTTATAGAGGTTGACAGCCTTGACTGCAAGCTTGTCCCAGCCGAGCTGCTTCTGATGTTCACAATACGGCCTCATATCGTTCAGATGCCACGCATCCCAGATGTCACAGAACTTCCGGATCATCTCATCCGTCCAGCCTTCTGCCGGCTTTCCCTTCCGGATTTCATCGGAACACTGTCCAGCCGGGCCCTTGCAGTTTCCGTTGTGTGTCGGTCCGATCACGCCGCAAATGCTGAGTCTTCCGTTCTCGAATTCGATCTTGCAGAACCCTCTGACCGGCGCTGCTCCATAGCCTTCGTGCATTGTGGGATTGACGATTTTCTTCATATTCTTTCCTCCTCAAATCGAAGCAAGGAAATCTCCAAGCTTCTGCCACAGTTTGAATGTCTCTACGCTCATCACGACGCTGTCAGGAACACCTCTGGTCAGCGTCCACTCATGCGACTTTGCAAACAGCTTCGTAGCCGCTTTCTTTTCACGCTCAGTGAATTCCGTTGCCCAGCGACGTTTTCTGTGCATGGTTCCCCATGTGCTCCCATACCTGCCCATGCAGACCATGACATACGGAATTTCACGGTTGACTTCATCATGACTCAGTTCAAGCATCATCTTCGCTATTCAGAATCACCTCCTCGTAATACTCACTCCAGTCAAGGCAGTTCGTTGGATCATCTCCGTCGTACTCCGTTTTGAACTGACTGAGCATATCGCTTCTGGTGAGCAGTTCACCGGTTTCAATGTTCATATAGCCGATGTCTCCCACGCGGAACCATCTCCTTCCTTTTTTCGTGACGTTACGTTAACATAACCTGCCGCCTAGTCAATATCCATATCGGAAAAAACCGTATTTTTTATTCGAGCCGGTAAATGCAGCGCAAGCTTCCGTCCTTCTTTTTCCTGACAACGAAGTATATAGAATCGGGGTCCTTCTCTTTTTCCTCATCCGCATACTTTCTTGCGAGCTCCCCAAGCATTGTCGTTTTCAGGAGCTTTCCATCCGTGATCTGGTAACTCCTCTTGTAGACCAAGTAGGAAGTACCGTCGGCCCTTTTCTCATCTCGCCGCTTCACGCATTCGATCATTCGCCCCAGCAAGGCTATCCGATCTACCAGTCTCCGATCAACTGCATCCCGAATAAACGGATCATCAATCCCCTTCATCACGCCGCAGGCGGTCATGATCTGGTCATACAATTTGCAGATTTCTCTGCGCGAGTCATCGATCTTTCTGAATTCTTCGACCGTTGATCCATATTGGTATCTGATGCTGTCGGATTGGCCGGAGTAGATCTCTGCACTTGTCTTATCCATGAATCTATGACCTCCGTTCAAAATTCGCTTTTGGGACTTCAGTTGCTTCTTTTGCAACTTCTCCTCAAAAAAATTCTTCTCCTGACAAAACGGAGAATGCGAGGAAGATCATCCGTAACAAAGCACCCAACGGCAAGAATGAACAGGAATCCAACAAGCGGAAGCAGGCAAATCGGATCAGGCATTATGCTGCACCTCCTTATTGACCAGCAGGTCATACAGCCGAGCCTTTAGCTCCATGATCGTCATGTCGCGGTCGTGAACTTCCGCTTCGAGATGGCCGATTTTCTTCTGAGCGGCCTGCTCAGCGTCAACAGCCTCTCGGCATCTTCTGTGTTCCACATCGCGGTCATCCTTGGCCCGTTTCAGTTCTCCGTTCAGCTCCTTGACCTGCTGGTGAAGCATCTTGTTCTCTTCCAGCGCATCAATGACCGGGAAGTTGCTGTTCTGATTGTAGAATCGAGTCGCATCCTCCCAGCTCCAGATCTTAAAAGCGACCTGATAGAAATACTTGCTCAGTCCAGCGCGGCCAGAGGAATAAGTCCCACGCGGATCGGGTTCACCGTCGAACCCATTCAGGCGGCCGTTGTCATTGGCGAGCCGAATAAGCTCTTTCACTTCGCTGCGACCGAAAATGTCTTGCGCTCTGCAAATGTCCTCGGGCCTGGTACTCAGACCGTGCGCCGCTACTTCCTTCAGAAGTTCCTCCGCGGTTTTGATGCTGTCATAAATGCTCTTTTCCATTTTGACTTCTCCTTTCTGTGGCCTTCCAGGGCTCTTGCCCCAGCTGCCTTTTCTTTGTTTTCCTTGTGACTATATCGTAGCATAACCTACCCGTGTGTCAAGTTTTTTCCGGATATATTTTGCTTTTTATTTTAATTTATATCCGTTATCGGATATTTTCAAGCAGTGTCACCACTTCTCCTTTTGACAAAAAATAACCCCGACCAGATCTGGTCGGGGCTGTGATCAATCATCGATTTGTATTTTTGGATGCTTCAGGATCCTCGTTCCATATTTCCGGACAAACTCATCGGCCTTCTCTTTGCTTACTGGAATAATCGAGTTTTTGCTGGGATCCCACTCGCAATACTCGGCAAAGAAATATCTGCCGGCGCTGTCCATATACAGTTCCGATGCTCTTCCATCGGTGTACTTGTTTTCTCCGTCAGCGAAGAAATTGTTCGCAATCGCGCTGGACTTTTCTGTGCTGTATCTTACTTTATCAACATACCGGACGACAGGCTCCCCCATCCCAGCACATTTCGGATGGATCTGTTCTCCGGTTCTTCTATCAGTAAGGGTAAGATCGACGTCGAGATGATCCAGGATCATATACAACTCATGAATTCTCATGGTTTCATTCGACAGTCTCTTACTGAGCTTTTGCGCAGCCCATCCTATTTCATGTGCCAGTTGGTATCCAGGGATTCCCCGAAGCTGCAATACAGCTTTAATGATATCGTCTGCTGTCACGCTTTCCCCTCCGTTTCGTACTCTTCTTTCATGCAGAATACACCGAAACGGAGATAATGTCAACGTTCTTTCAAAAAATATCGGTTTTCTGTAAGCTTCCTCGATAGATTCCGGCAAGTTTCAGCGATTTCAGTTTTCTTTTCTGCTTTTTCGTCGGCCTCTCGTAACATACAAAGCTATCATTCCAGACCGCAACGTATCCGGTCTGCATGCACAGCCACGTCATCATATCGAAGTAGTATTCTCTCGGCACAAGGGCATAGAGCTGTTCTCTGGATATCTCCTTCATCTCGCAGCAATGTCTGATCAAAATTTCCGAATGCGAAGGAACCGCATACTCAACGACGCCTTCCGGTGAAATGACCACCTCCAAATAATTGACATACTTCTCTTTGTGCTGCTGGATATCGAATGGACTGTAAATGCTGTATTCGCTCATTTTTTCAGTCCTCTTTCATACAGCAACCAATACACACCTTTCGAATGGTGTTCATCGAACCAGTGCCAGATTTCTTCTCGATTCGTACCAGCCTTGAAGAATAGGAACGGTTCTTCCATACATTCTGTTTCCGGATCCATCGGGATATCAGCGAAGTCATCCCACGCTTCTTCAAGAGCCGCATCACGGGCAAAATCCGTGATTACATACGGGAAGTGCTCTTCCCACTTGTTGAAGCAGATTGTCGAAAGTTTTACACCATCAAAGTGATACTCCAATTTCTCCAGCGCCTCTTCGCCGGTACCGAACAGTTCTCCTCGGCAGGTATTCTTCTGATCCTCCGTGAGTTCTGCCCACGTCTTGAAAAACTTGTTCTCCATTTTCTCACCCAAAAACACAATCCCCAAAAATTCCGAACTGGAAGATGTCTGACGCAACATCTGCGTCGATTTTCACGGAATCCAGTTTACCATCCGTCAAAATATTTGTTCCACCCTCAGATTCGAGATACAACCCAATTCCGTTAATAATCGTGTCTGCATCAACTTCCCACGGGCATTTCGGCTCTTCGTTTTCTTCCCATTCTCCAGTAGCATCAGAAAATTTGAGTTTTTTCCCATTTGCGATAAGCAACGCCGCATATTCAGACGTAGCCATCTCTTCCGGCTCGTCATCCCATTCCGGCCCAGTATTATCGAGGCAAGCCCACCATCCGATTCCGCCTTCAAGGGCAGTGACAACGATATCATCCAAGGTCTGATAATCGACTCGCACAGAAATGGTAGCTCCAACGATTCTTTCAAATTTCGTTTCCATCATGCAATCTCCTTCTTGAATTCATTCGGAACGTGGATTTCCTTCAAACACTCTTCCCATGCAGATCCGCACATCCCGTACACACTTTCTACTGAGTATCCATCTGCTCCATCCGGGAGTGCAGATCTGATAAAACGGACCGGGATCTTCACATCCTTTTCGCACTGGATTTCAAGGACACTTCCGCCGCCTCCCCACGGATTATACAAGCCGCACATGACGGACTTATTAAGAACAAGATATCCGCAGTACGGATTCTTGGTTGCATCCCAGAAATGCCCGTTACGGTCCTGAAGCTTCACCATCTGATTCAGCTTGATTACATCCCGCAGCGGCATCTTCACAAGAAACGTCAGTGTGTTCATCTGAGACGTGATATTAGCTACCTCCTGCCGGCAGCTTTCAAGAAATCCTTTCGGATCAGAAATGTCTCCAGTCAGAAGCGCACGCCACAGCTGCGTTTTCGTATAGCCCTGCTGCTTTGCAAGCCACAGAAGCGAACTCTTATCATCGATTCTTTCCTTCTCCTGGCCGTACCAGCACGGATAGACCGAGTTCAGAACGTAATCGTAATTGCCATCGCCGGTATCCATCATAATATCAACACAAACATCCTGTTTGAGAAAATGATCTGTCGGCGCGTAGAAGTCCAAATACGCTTCGAGAATATCTCTCGCATCATCCTCACACTCTTCAGGGATGTCATAGCGTTTCATGATCTTATCGAACTCCTCATCGAAGAGATGCCATTCTTCCTCCATATACATCTCATCCATCTTTTCGTAGAACGCTGCATACGGATCATCTGCCTGCAGGATCTCATTGATACTGCTTTCGCAGAGTTCATCCCGATAATCCGCATACATCTCAACGTTGAAACGCCCATTCTTGTCTTTGCAGTACCAGTATTCATCCGAAAGATATTGCAGGATATCAGCCTTGATCTCATCATGTGTCATCATACCAAAACCTCCCCAGAATAAAATTCGGCCGCCATCACGTCTGCCGTGTGGCGGTCGATTCCGATTTTCAAGAGATGCCGGTATGCCTTTTCTTTCTCTCTGTCCGTGCTGGCCTCCAGCAGTTCCAAGACATATTTGAACATACCATCCATATCGTGTTACCTCCCTTGATTTCTCCCTGCCTTTGTGTTACGATCAAGGGGCGAGTGGAAGGCAGGTTCCACTGCCCCTTAATTGGGTTCGGGCTCTCCGCTGCTAGTTGCTACCTGGACGCGGAGGGCTCTTTTCATTATTCGTGTGCTTTGAGTTCCTTGATCATCTCAAGGATGATCTCAGCGGCTTCGTTTCCGTCTTTGGCTTTGAGACGGATATTTTCTGCAATAGTCTTGAGAAAAACGATCAGTTCTGCTTTCGTCATGTTATCGTTCTCCACTTCAATGCACCTCCTGCCCGATGCTTCATGTATTTGTAGGAGTTACCCTACGACTATATCGTAGCAGAACCACCCGCCTAGTCAATAGTAGCCAGAAGAAAAAAATCCTCAAGCCTTCTTCCGGTTACTGTTGACTTGTTTTATTTCTGAAGCCAATATTCTTCCCGCTCTTCCGCTGTTTCATAGTTCGGATTAAGTCCACGCTTTGTCCGGTTTCTTCTCCAGCCGTTGTATATTTTGAGATCCCGTTCATCGATACTGTATCCGCATCCGCCGCTTGTTCTATCGTACACGAGCAGAGGGCGCGGATATTGTTTATTTACAGCCCGCAGGACCTCGTAGGCGCCCTTTGTGGGCTCAATCTTCCATCCGCTTTGTGTAAGATAGGCTTTCAGATCGTCCAGCATACCATGCCTTACTGTGGCTCAATTTTTCATTTGCTCCTCTATTTCTTGATTCCGGAAGAATCGCTCCCGGTCACGGAAGTCCTTTGTTGCGTAGTATTCGCCGGCATCCATGCCGCAAAAATCGCCCTCACTCATGCTGGCCTCTTTCTGCGTTCTTGATGAATTTATCATAGGCTCTCCGTTCAGCTTCAATTCTCGGTTCAAGTTCATGCTCGATTCGGAACTGCAAATCATTGCTCTTCATACTCAGTTCCAGGTTTTCTTTTTTGAAGCGGAGAACTTCACCCTCTTTCCTATAAAGTTCACGAATCAACTCATCTCTGCTCCATCCAGCATATCTACCTTCGTAGGCCATAACGCTGTCACTCCTTCTCGTCGATGAACGTAGCCTGCATATCTGCAACATGAGTAAGCAGCGCAAGCGGGTACATCTCGAACGCTCTGCCTGCCTCCTGCTTTTCTCCATCCTGCCACGGCCCCATGTGCCAGCGGATTGCCATTGCTTCTTCCCTTGTCAGCTTCATGAACCCAGAAGCGATGTACACGCTCTTTTCCACGTGCCCATACGGGAGTTTATCATCATAGATATAGCACGGATACTGTTCCCATCGCCCCTGCTCGTTCTTCCGGTTCCGCATCTCCGTTTTATAAAGGTTGACCTTGCACAGATCGTGCAGCAGGCCGCAGATCGCAATGCTTTCGAACGACGGCATGGTGAATTCTTTATTGAATTTTGTCTCCTCGTGACACAGGTATTCCAGCCGGTCCCGCACATTCAGGCTGTGCTGCAGCAGGCCGCCCTGCTTTGCAAGGTGGTATTTTGTGCTTGCCGGCGCCGTGAAGAAATCTGACTTTTCCAGCCACTCAAGCAGCTTGTCTGCGCCCTCACGGCCGATGTGGTTTTTGTAGATGTCGATAAACTTCCCCTTCAGGTCTTCCATGCTTTCCTCCTATTCGTAGTCCATACAGTCTTGATCGGTGCAATTCACCGTCTTTTGATGTTTGGAGCACATCCCATCCCCATATGCGTCTTCGTCTTTGAAGAGGCTGCATCCTCCACACGAAATCTTCTCAGGATGTTTCAGCGCTTCAAGTGAAAGCACCATTGCGTTGACAGCCTGCGCAGTCAGTACAGTTGATCCATCCAGCATGCTTTCAATGACACAGATTGCTTCTCTACGGTTCACTGTTCTCGCCCTCCAATACTTGCCGGATACACAAGAGTCGACCCGCAGTTCGGGCACACCTCCGGCATATCTCCGCATTCGTCGCAAAGCAGAAGTTCGTTACAATGTGCGCAGCGGAGTTCTCCATATTCTGTTTCAAGGGCCTCAGATTCGTCTTCGATTTCTGGCAGCGCCGAACTCGGATGCTGCCAGTCGCAGTACCAGAACAGCCGCTCCGCCTTTTCTACGTTTCCGTAGCACTCTTCAATGAAGTCATTGCCGGTATAGCACTGGTCGATAATCTCCTCGATTTCTTCTTCGCAGGTCGGGTGCTCCGCAATCGGAATGTCATTCAGATCCGTGTCCGGGATATACAGGATATTCTCTCCCGGCTCGAACTCCGGGGCTTTGAACATCCAGCACTCTTGACCCTCGCAGAACTCGAACAGGTCGTCCATGATCGCGCCCTTGCGAAGCCGCTCACGCAGTTCGGCTTTCATCACTTTTCTCGCCTCCTTCAGTTCCAGCACAGGTTCCGGATCTCTCGATCAGAAAGTCCAATCGTCCCATCCAACATCTCGGTCAGGAAGTCGTACTGTTCGTCGCCTTCCATGCGGTCGGCGTACTCCAAAACGTTTCGGATGATGCGAGCCGCAGCGCCGTCGATGTTGAAGTTGTTCAGAATCCACTCGTAAGCGTCTTCGAGAGAGTTGACACCCTCTTCCTCATCGTCGTCGCCTTCGGCGTTGTCTTCGTCATTCGCCACGGCGGCTGCGAGTTCGTCGAGCATCTCCTTGATTGCGTCGGCGTCCTTCACGAGCGTCTTGAGGTCTGGGACGCCAGACACCCTTCCCTGCGCCTCAATCCACATCTTGGCGTGCTCCTCGGCATCGAAGCTGTTCGCATAGGAACGAATCTCGCGCACCATGTCGTCCGCGTTGTGGACGTCGCTCGTGCTGATGTCGAAAAAGAAATCTTCGCCGGCAGGGCTGTTCTGGATGAACTCCCATTCGGTGTCGCTTTCGCGGACACACCAGCCAAGTTCCTCGGCTTTATCGAGCAGATCGTCGATGTTCACGTCGTTCCCCAACTCACCGAGGTCGATTTCGATGACGGGCATCTTCTGGCTGAGGCCCGCGCAGTATTCGCACCAAGCGTCAGTCGGTTCGTCTGTGTCCTCGTCGTAATCGCAGAGAGTGAGGCTTTCGATGCCAGCGGCCTGCGCAATCTCGCGCATCACGTCTCCATAGCAGGAGCCGTTGCGCTCGAAGCCACGCATCCGCTCTTTGATGCTCTGCTCAATGTCGTCGGCCTGTTCCTGCGGGACGACCATAACGCAGTCCATCCAAGGATTCAATTCGGATTTGCACCGAATGGCTACCATGTTTTCGCTCATATTGTCCGTCCTTTCCTTTGTGTCCTTGTGTTCCACCACGTTTCCTCTTATTGAATCGCCCCGCAGGCCATAAGCCGGCGGGTTTCTTTATCTGCGAAGTGATATCGCGTCCACCAATCTTCAAGCCGCTGCTGGTCTTCTTTCTGCAGTCGCTCGAGCTCTTCATGGTCAGCAGCATCCATGATGTAAACGCAGCCGGAAAACGTTCCAATGCTGCAGGCCCAGTGCTCGACCCAAGTATCTTTCATCTTACGGAACAGATACTCAACGGCATAGATGTCTTCGTAGCTGCTGCACTCGATAACGGCACGTTTGAAGCCGAAGCGAAGATCCTGCCATTCCATCGGATATCCATGTTTCCGCGCTACGAGCATTGCTCGCGCCTCGAATTTTTCATTCATAGCGTCTTCTCCTTTGCTTTTATCGTGACGTTACGTTAACATAACCTGCCGTCTAGTCAAGTGATTATTCGAAATATGTTCCGCAATACTCGCAAACTCTGCTTTCCGGATTATGCGGAGCCCCACAGTTGGGACATACAGTAGGATACTTCTTGTCTCTGGCATTTCCGTGGTCACTTGGGGCCGTGAGTTCAATCCACATTCCGTTACTATATACCATCATTTTCCCTACAGCCGCGTTGAACATCATTTGCCCTTCGAACGGCTGCTGGCATGAATCGATAAGATCAAACGGTGCGCACGAAACATTAAATTCCAGTCTTTTTTTCATCTGCTTCCCCATTGCAATTCATCGCCTTGAGAGCATCCAACGCAACCTGAATTGCCTCGTTCTGCTCAAGGACAAATTTTGCATACTCACTTTCGGTATCCCCCTGCAGCAGGTATTTATCGAGTGCAATTCTGGATTCGAGCAGTTCGATTGCTTCTTCATTTGTCATATCCAATCTCCTCCTCTTTGAAGCCAGCACATCTCAAAAACATGCTGGCATTGTACGGCTCCAGCGTGATTGGCGTTGAGCAATGCTTGGTGATGCCGCCGGTCTTCAGCGCAATCGGATTGAAGGCAAGTCTTGCGTTACTGTCATACACGCAAATTAGGATCTCCTGGTCAGCCTTAATAATCGGTGCATTTGCGTAGCTGAGGATTTCCTTATAGTCGCTGTACGTAAAATCTTTCTTGAGGCATGCCCCGAATGCCTTGATTTTAAACCTGCATTCATCCCGATACACGCGCAGCTCACCTTTTTCGTACCATGGTTCCCCGGTGTTGAACTTTCCGAAATCAACCAGCACATTGCAGCCTTTCAAGCCATACTCATCTTTATCTACAAGATCCAGCGTGAGAACCGGATACTGGTGGAAATTGATTGCGGACGCAATCTCCGTCCTGCTTTTCAATTCTTTCAATAGATCGCCCCCTTCACGTAATACCGGCCAGCCCCTTCGACTGATGTATCGTCGAAGCAGTCAGTCATCACACTACTGACCTTGCGGATCATCTCCGGGTCAAGGCCAGCACGTTCCATTGCCATGATGGCGTAACCCTTGCAGGCGTCGTTGTTCCACGGCCCCTCAATCATCTGGGCCAGTATGTCGACTCTACCGGCCGCATAGCCATCCGCTCGGATGCGCTCCACCGTTCTCTCAGGCAGGGTGATGCGCATGGATTTGCAGTCGAAGTCCTCGTCGTCCGGGCTGCAGTCGAGCAGGTCAGCGAGTTTTGCTTCGATGGCGGCGTCATCCGCCTCTTCTTCGATGTCTGTCGCCTCGAAAGCGTGGTAGGTTTCGTAGGTATCGCGGCTTCTCTCGAAGCCGTAGTGCAGTTCAATTTCGTATGCCATATTCACTCCTATTCTCCAGTTAATCAGAAAACGCGGATAATACCTACACCAACCAGAACAGCCACAGCAGTCAGCACGGATACTGCGGAGATAACGGCAGCAGTTACCTTCCGGCGGATACTGCGAATATAGGCCGTTCTGGCAGCTCTTGCATTTCTCATGCGGACACGATCATGATGGCTGTTGACGATCCCGGAAAAGACATCATCGGGCGTCAATACTGCCGGCAGGCACGCAAGGCTTGTGTTCTTTTTCATTTCTTTTTCCTCCAATTCAAATTATTGCTGCATTCATAATGTGGTTCTCATCATCGGCGCTGACCGCGATCCTGTTGCCGGTTCTGAGGTCTACGCCGTAGATAGATGATTTCAGACCCATCAAGTTCGCCCGATAGCTCCATCCTCTTCAGATCCTGAATCAGGCTTTCTTTCGTGCCGCAGATTTCGAACTGTCCGGAGCTGCTCGTGATGGTTGCGTAGTATTTCATTTCAGTCATCCTCCTCGTCGTAGTTCTCTTCATAATCGCACGGAGCCATATCGCCGGGCGCGCGTGGTTCCCAGTGACAGGACGGACAACTTTCATTCTCTTCCTTCCAGAAGTAGCAGCAGTCAGCGCATCTCATCATTTCAAATACTCCTATCTCTTGTGTACGGCATATACCGTCAGTCCTGCGCTGTTCTTCACAACGCGATCCTCAAACTCCTGCTCCGACATCGGTTCAAGATAGAAGCGTACCGTGTCAAGATCACCATCGCTGTCGTATTCTTTCACGCCGTACAAGACGTGATCTGCGCCGGTCTCTTTCAGGGCCTTGATGGCTTCAGCCTCAAACTTCTGAAGCTCCCGCCCGACATCTCGGATCGGCATCTGTCCGAACGCAACCAGCCCACTCTCCGTCCAATGTCTCCACCGAACCCAACCGCCATTTTTCATACCGCATATCTCCTTCCGCTCAGGACATCGACCACCGTAGTTCCGGCGCCGAAAGCCGATCTCATTTCGTGCATCTCTTTGTCGCTGGGCTGCCGGCTGGCGTAGCCTTTCAAGGCTTCTCGCGCCTCTGCCGCGTAGGTGGCGCGAGTAGCGGACACGTTCACGCAGTCGGGAGCGACCAGCTCAACCTTTTCGAGCATATCGTCGGCCAGCGCACGGCCAATGCTGTTGCGGGCAACGCCGTCGGCGTCAATGGTAATCTTGCACGAGTCCAAGTCGGACTTCACGCGCTCAAGTTCCTTCTGGGCTTCGTTCTGCCAGAACTGGCCGAGCTTCCCGCTGAGTTCCATCTGAAATCTGGTCATCTCGCTCGCCTCCTTTCAGTCTTTGAAGCTAAATCTGAATGCCGGAACAAACTCCGGGGCCCAGTTGTTTCTTTCATGCGCCGGGTTCTTGATGCTCTCAATACCCCGAAGCTTCAGGCCGAACGAATCCATCGCCATCCAGTTATCCATCTGATTGCTCCAGCTGCTGCTCACATACAGCTCATTGATTCCAGCAAGCGAAAGCTGCTGTGCAAATCCTACCGCATCTGCGGTGGAGTCGAACTCAGGATCATGAACAAAAGCCGTATTCTCGCCAACGAGATCTGCGCGGAGAAGCATCCACTTCGCACGACTGTCAAGCTTATTTTCAGTTGCTTCCTTCTGAAGCTGTTCCATGTACGCAACGTTCATTTCGAAATCTCCTTGTGTTTATGTTTTGTTTGTGACTATACGTTAGCATGCCTACCTATCTAGTCAAGTGTTATTTCGGAGATTTTCGTTTTTTATTTATATAAATATCCGTTTTCGGATATCATGATTTATTGAAACGCTCAATCAGCTTCGGTCTGGCGAAAAGATAGATCTCCATCAGGTAGTCCACCGGGTCAGGATGCTCCTGTTCGAATTTCTCGGCCAGGCTCAAAACCGCATTGCAGAGATCCCGTGAATCTTCGACCTCAATTTTCTTTTCTGTGAGCAGTTCGGCTGCACATATGGAAACCTCAAACACGTTTTCGAGGATCTTCCGGTCAGGGCTGTTCATGCTTTTCTTTCTCCTTCCCGAACTGTCGTTCAATCAGTGCCATCAGCATACCGGATATGGCCCGGATATCCTCGCTCTTTGCAAGAATCGCCATTGAGTCCTTGAGCCATGCGTCAACAACATCCTGCCCAAGAAAATCTCCGAGTGCTCTGCAGGCCGCATTATCGCTGCCAAGCGAGACACCAACGCATTCCGGGCGGAACTGGATTCCGCATATCAGCAAGGTCATCGCCTTATCCGCATTCGCTTTGACGACCGACGCATTCGGCGTGATCTTCTTGAGATATTCAGCAAAATCGCAGTAATCTTTGTAGTTCATAATGTTCCTCCTTGTGGCGCCCTCTGCGCCTTTTTACGCTTATTTCTGCCTGTGTATATAATTGGTTTTGGCCGCATATTTCCCTGTGCCACAGCCGCATGGCAGCTGATATGCCTCAAGTTGCTGCGTTCTCGAAGCGATCGATGATTTTCTGAATAAGCTCTTCATCCTCGTCAAAGTATTTGTTGAACGCGCAATGAACTGCGAGGTTATCAACCGACTCCATTGCCTTGCATGCTTCAAGCATCTCTCGATATACGTTGTATGCAAGCCGCCTGTCGTCGTGTTCATTCTTATAGACCGCCATGATTTTCCCGAGTCGATTTCTCAGCAGATGCGCCTTGCGCTGGTACTGCTTCCTGGAGCTTGAATCAGTATCATCAACCTTCTCCGGCCATCCAAAATACAGCTTCGTGACAGCGTATCGGATCTGCTCAAGGCTCGCAAGGCATCCGGGGCAAGTCGCGTGAAGCTTGCAATACTTGTAGATTTCGAGCTTTCGTTCCTCGGGCAGTTTCTCAAATTCATCGCTGTAGATCCGGTGCGTTTTCAGCAGTTCCAGATCATTAAGGTCTGCCATTTCGATCATAGGAATCTTTTCATATCTGCTCATGCCTTCTCCATTCTCCCCGTGTGCCCGATAGGTCAGGCGGCATTTTACAGTTCGCAGAGCGTCTTGAACTCGTTTGCGATATTTTCAATGATTTGTGCGGTACTGTAATACTGGTTCGGGTTGTCCTGGTTAGCAGCGTCCATAAGCATTTCGAGGAATTCTTCTGCGTCCATGCGATCGATGATGATTTTGTCTTCCATGATGATTCCTTTCTCCCCGTGTGCCCGATAGGTCAGCTTCATGATTTTTTCAGACCATGCCATGTGTTTTCAGCAGTCGTATCCGACTGAGTGATACGCCATCCAATGTCCGCGCCTGCGGAAGCATTTGAACCAGTTTGTGAACGGCCGGCCAGTGCAGTCATACGCGGAGCGGATCTCCGGATACGCACGGTGTTCCTCAAACCACTCATTGACATCGTCGATATCAGAGCCGTTCAGTTGATCCGGAAGTTTCTCAAGGGAAACATATCCGTCAATTCCGTCATCTCTGATGATGGTTCCGATGATGCCTTCCTGCTGTTCCTTGTTGTAGCGCCGGATTTCCTTCTTGATGTGGATCTCGTACTGGTCGAGATCCCGCCTTCCAGCCTGCTTGCGCTTCTCGATTTCTCTGAGCAGGCAGTACGCTTCTTCGAGCAGTGACTGCGTTTTAATCTTAAACATCTTAATCCTCCTCATTTCCTCCTGTTGTGTTGCGTGGGATTGATTTATCGTATCTTTACGATAGCATAACCTACCCGTGTGTCAAGTTATTTTTCGGATATTTCATATTTTTTATTTTCTTATATATCCGTTTTTGGATATTTTCGTGTAGGGCATTTGCCGCCCTTACCTGCCTTGAATATGCTAGAGGTATGTGTATATGGAAAAGTCCTGAAGACCGTAATATGAAATGTTGCACAAAACTAGACTCCGAATTTGTCTAAAATATAAAAAGCGGGCGCCCTCTTGAATTTCGCTCAAGAGGACGCCCATTTTTCAGTAGTCAATTATTCGTGTACGGATACAACATCCTTATTCAGATCAAAGTGGATTTGTTTCTCTCCGGTTAATGGATCGATCAAATATGAGACAATGCCGAAATATTTGCAGCGCTCACACTCGTCCATTTCTCCGGGTGTGAGATTCGGTTTATTCTTCAGAGGACAGATATCTGAAAGCTCGACATTTGTGATTCTGGAAGCAAAGCAAATATGTTCGTGGTTGAAATCATCGAACTCATCAATATCATAGAACGAATAAGGATACTTCTTGTAATGTCGCTTGATCTTACCGGCATTTCTTTTTATCCAAAAAATACGCTTTATACTATCAAGCATCGTCACATCTCCTTGCAGGCTTTTTTTGATTATACCACGCAAATGCAAAGAATCGCAACAGGGCAATTGGCTTATATTTCTGCTGTTTTACTACATCATACTCAGAATTCAATGACTTCAATTTGTTCTTCGTCGACTATCTTTGGTTCCCCCTTGCTACAGAAGTCATCGGGCCCGGTATAAACCGCATATCCATCATTGGACCAATGCGCGCAAGAACATACGAAGTTCCCGTATCCCTTTCTGCCACAGTGATCCCATTCGTTCCATAGTTCGCAGTTATGGCAGAGTGTCACATTCCGAACCGACTCCGGTTCAGCAGAATCAAGCAGACTCTTTGCAAGCATGAAGTTCTCAACGTTTCTCGGGATTCCGCTCAACCCCATATACGCCTTCCCTTCACATATGACATTCCCGTCAGTGACGCTGCACACCTTTTCCAGGAGTTTGATAACGTCGTCATATTCATAATACTTCTTCACTTGGCTCATCCTTTCCTCTGTTCATATGGGCGCCGCACCGATGGCAGCGGAGCATATCGGGCCAGTATTCGATATGGTCGGCGTTGCTGACTTCATACGGACAGGTTGCCCCACAATGCGAGCATATGCAAAATCCACGTTCATCCCGAATCCATTCTGCCTCTACAATCGGCTCTACTTTTTCTGCAGGAGATTGCTGTATCTTTTTGTACGCCTCTTCAATGCGCATAGTTGCTGACAGGCTGGCTCCGCGTGCTGCAAGCCGCAGGACGGCCAAAACATAGTCCTTTTCAACGCATTCCATCATTCACGCCCTTCTTTGCACGGAATGCAGTTGCTGGAATCCAGCCAATACCATCCATTGGTCTCTCCATATACCAGAAAGTAAGTGTCAACATACATTCGGTTTGGAGCAGTGCGTACATAATACACCGTGTATCTTCTCCCATCCTTTGTAATAATGTCAAACATTACTGATCCTCCATATTGTGTTCTTCACTTTCGGCAGTAGTTTTTTTCTTCTGGCAGCGACGGCAGCGCCATCCACGCTTCCCGATGCTCCATCCAGCTTTTCTAGCGATTCTCACAGCAGTAGAATACGATACCGAATGGTCTTCCCATTGATACCCAGAGCCGCATACATCGCAGGTGACGCATACGCTATACGCCATCTCCAATTGCCTCCATTGCTTCTTTGAGTTCTTTCTGCGTACAGAAAACTGTTTTCCCGACGTCGGAATCTTCAAAATCAATAGAATCCAGCAGTTCGCCGTCGTGTGAGCAGTTTGCTTCGTAGGTAGTCGCCTCTCTCGAAATATGCACCGCTTCAACAACATATGGGAGTTCGGTCCCGAAATCTGAATTGTAATACCATGCTGTGTTGCCGATCTTGAACCGAAGCATAACAACCCGTCCCTCTCCATCGGCAACAGCCAGATCGTGCATGTGGGTGATTCTGGTCTCGTCTTCATCGAATGCCATTTCGATAGTCCCAACAGCCCAAGCGACTTTATCCGGTGGGTATTTCGAGTCCTCGTATGCTGCGAGTCGTTCCCATGCAGCTTCTTCCCATTTGCAATTCATGGCACAGTTGCCGCCGACCTCGTAACATTCAGGACTTCCAAAATGAGTGCAACAGATGCCGTTTTCATGTGAGGTTCTCTTGCTGTATTTCGTCAGACGTTCCATGGCTTGTCCTCCTCGCTTTCGCAGTTTCCGAGACATTCACCGAGATTCACATTCATCCACTCCGCCGTCAGTTCGCAGTAGATAGTCCGTTCGTTGATAGAGTTAAAGCCTTCTTCAATTCCATGAACACAGTTGCAACACTGGCGTTTCTCGTTGCTGTAGCCGCTCATTTCAGTTCCTCCACATAGCCCCAGCTTTGAGGAGGCCGTTCTACATTCAAGAGCGTTGACCACATGCCGTCGTCATGCCATTTCTTGAACCATTGGAGTTCTCGCGGGATGCCGTAAATGTGCAAATCAGAAACAATCCATGCAAAGCCGAACCCGTGAAGATACCTGTCCATTTCCTCGAAAGTCAGGCAGGAAGTCTCAAGCAGCTGGCTTTGCGTCATCCCTTGCTTCTGTATCCCGTTCTCATATCTGGTTGCGTTATATACTTTAAAACCGCTTCCGGCGAACCCAAGCTTCGAGATTTTCTGAATCTCTTTGCACGTGAACTCTCCAATGACACGGCCGTTCAGGGCATAGTCCGCTCCGTCGCTGCCGGCGACGAAGAGTGTATTCTTCAGTCCCCTCTCAGCTGTGCAGTATATGTAACAACGAAACGGCGTGTCAAGAATTGGTCTCGTTCTGCGGATCTCAACCGTTTTCTCATTCAGCATGATTTTCTTGCACCATGAAGGTTTAATGCTAATCATCACAGATTTCATTTTCCCGTCTCCTTCTTAGTATCGCCACCATTCACTTGGACTTGATCCGGATAACATCCTGCAATCGCGATACAACCATGAAGCAGCAGCAAAGCCATTCCTTCGCAGTTATGCTTTTCCGCCTCGTCCGACGGACTCCACGTCGCGCAGATCCCGCCGAAAATTTTATCTGTTTCCCAACTCGTTTTGAAGGCAGGATTCAATTTGTGCATGGTTTCTGTGGCACTTTGCGCTGCGGAAAATAAGATTGCAGACATATTCGAAGCCATGAAGCCCTCAAGACTCGGGTCTGTTGTTCCGGTAGTCTTAAATCCGTTTTCATTTATTTCAACGATAACCATTCAGTTTTTCACCTCCGGCGGGTATTTCATCATGGCATCCCGGACAAACGGCATGAGGAGGATGACGCTGGCAGACACATGAAAGATGGTCGGCGCATTGCAAACGCGGTCAAGCATATAGAGAAACATCTCGCGGAAGGTCTTTCCTTGAAGCATATCGCCGTGATGATGCTCTTTTCTAAACAGCTCAGTTGTCTCTGCATAATCTGCAATCTCGTTGATGATCTCTTTTCCTCGTTCAGTAACAGCCATCTCCGGCTCATACTGGATTTCACCATCCAGCAATTCAGCCATAAGGTCTTTCAGTTCTGCTATTTCTTTCATGTTTCGTAATCTCCTTTTCAAATGATTCGATTGGGCATAACACAATCTGGCCCGTAGGCGTCTTGCGAAGCAATATACTTTGCCTCCGCAGTAAGCACGATTGCACCATCGCGTTCTTCTCTTTTGAATGTGATTGCGCCTTTCTCCGCCAAGTATTTTCCGATCTCACACGGTGCGTACATTCTGAAATGTTCAATATGTCCCTCGAAGAAACCAGATGACATGCCTCGCCGTTCGATCATATGCGTGTATCTTGCCGTTTTAATCTGTATGTCCCGTCTGGTATAACGGTCATTCATCACCGTCTGCGCGCTCTCAAGTTTCGTCACCCCACCAAGGGCGTGGATCATGCCAGCTTTTACCTTGCAGATGAATGCACGCAATTTCAATTTGAGGTTGAACATCAGTCTTCTCATCGACTTTTCTCCTGTTCCTTTCTATGCCACCTGGCAGCATTCCCGAGTCTGCTGAGATTGCGCCTTCTTGCCTGCTCACTCAGCATTTCTTTTCTACAGGCCATGCAGAAATGAGCATTAGGCCCAGCGTTGAACGTGTTTCCGCAGCGTTCGCAGATTTCTTTAACCATCATTTTTTATCTCCTATAATCAACTCCGAATACGGAAGGCTCCTGATCCACTCACAGAACACCTGCCACTCGTCGAGCTCGTTGTTCTTGCAGGACTTATACATCTCTGTCAGAGCTTCATAACTCAGCATCACCGTCCGCTTCTGGTTGTACGAACTCGGCATAAGCTTAATCATCTGCCGCCATGCCTCTTTTTTCGTAGATACTCGGAACGCATTTTGGGAATTGGCGTCAAGCGAATCCCAGTCCTCATAAATGCGCCAATACAAATTTAGAAATTCAATTGTGCTCTCAAGCTGATGTCCGCAGATCATATTTAGCTGATCGTAGCTAAAGTCTTCTAACTTGAATTTCTTTGTATCATGCGCATCTGAGCAGGAATCCTTCTTGGTGCCATGCTTCAAATACCAGCTATCAATGATCTCTGGCTCGTTGTCTCCGAACTCTCCGCCTGTGCAGTAAGCCTTGAATTCACTCCACCAATAGAGTGGAGCTGTGATGTCAGCGTACACATTGACCATCTGCATGAACTTCCGATAATCCGTACCAGCGTTGCGAAGGCAAGTCATGAGTTCGAGATCATTGGGGCCAACCATATAACCGACATGGGCTTCTGCCTGCTTCTCCACTTCGCACTGTTCACAGTCACCCCATTGCTCAAGCTGATACGACATGCAGTTATCGCACCTTTTGCAGAGGATTGGTCGGTAATCGCTATCGCTCTGCTCCAAAGAGTCCATCGGATTGCGGATCCCTCTGATAGCTACTCCCCATCCAATGACTTCCGTATTTTCGATTTTGAGCATTTTCACTCCTCATTTTTTACTGAATTCGCAGCGTCCTTGTTTCCATCCAGCACCCGAAAGCACCTTCGCCTTCTTTCTGCTTTCATCTCCTCGTGCATTTGCCGCATCTGAATGTACTTTTTCGGATACTGATGCTTCTCGCATTCAAAATGCTTCTGTGAGCGTTTATGAATATCTCCGTCGTACCAGCTGCACTCATCGCAACACCAGCAGATATCTTCGACTTTCTGAACCTCTCCGACAGTAATGTACTGAGATCCCAACTCACAGCTGTATATGCACATATTGCACTTGCATTTGTAACAACTCATTTTTTCTTAAAGTTGTGTTCATAATGGGGTTGGATTCTATTCACTCTTTTTCTCCACCTTCCGGTTTTACAAATTCGATACTTCCGCTCCATTTGTCTTCTTTATTCGGAACGAGATACAGGCTGGGTGCAGGAATGAGCCTTGCAAGTTTTCCTTCAATTTTGACAGTGGCAGATACGACCTTGTTTTTTTCGGTATCACCTTTTGCATCGACAATCGCCCAATAGTTGAATGGTGCGCCAACGTAGACTGGCCTGCCGTTCATTTCATGCAGTTCCATTGCCGACAGCGGCATTTTCAGTCTTTCTTTCGAGTATTGCTTCTTTCTTTTCTGCACGATGCTGTAAGAATCAAAAGTTCTGTTCAACTCTCGTTCAACAGTTCCAAGGGCCCTGACAACAGCATTGTCTTCTAGCGTACCCATTCAGCCAACAACCTCCTTGCATTCATCCTGTCGGATATTGATCTTCTTCCCGTTGATTTCGATAACGTACCCAAGTGCACCGGTGCAGTCATAACGCTCTGCCTCATAAACTGCGCCTACCTGCGGCCGCAGATACTTAAAAATCGGAATTGCTTTTGTGATTTCAATCTTGACCGTTGTGTACGGCATACCCTGTGGGAAATTCTTACACGAAAGCGTTCCGCGTCTTCTGGCGTTATCTGCGCATTCCCGGCAGCAGTATTTCTGCTTTTTCTTGTTATGGTTGGTCTGAATGAATGTCTTCCCGCACATCTGGCAAATAAGTTCACGCATAGATTTCACCTGCTCTTACTCTCACGGCGGCGTTATGCGGAGACCTCTGATTTCAGAAGACGGTTGTCCTTCCCGTTCAAACGTTCCTTTTCCTGCAGCTGATAGGCAACAGAGTAGACAAAATCAGAAAGCGTGAATTTCTTATCCCAGAAGAAATCGCTGCTTCCGATGTCATCGAAGAAGTTCGGGTTCTCGTCCATGGCCCGCTGCATTGCATGTCTCGCGCCACGTTCTACCGCGCCAGGCGTCGTGTTGTACTTCTTCGCTACCTCCTGATGCAGGTTATAAAAGAGGATCTTCTTGGATGCCTCCATTGCTTCCATTATTTCCTCCGAAAGGTAGTTCAGCCCAGCGCAGCTCGGTCTGATCCCAACGCCGATAAGATGCTTTTTGATGTCGTATGTATTCATGTTTTTATCCTTTCTCCATTACTGGTTTTCCGTACCGAATTTCCCGAGTCGGGAGTCAAAAAAGCCTCCGCAGATTCCATCATGAATGAGGCAGCTCTTCGAATGCTCGTCTCCGTCGAGCGCACACAGTTTACAGATCTGATGACTTCGGACAGCAGCATCGAGGATAGACCGCAATCTTCGGATTTCATTTTCCTGAGCTGCGACTGTATCTTCGAGCTGCTTCTTGTCAATTTCCGTCTGTGTATTATCCGGAGTATTGACCTCGCACAGGTCTGACCAGATCTGCGTCCCATACAGCTCAGTGATGAGGTCAAACATCGCTGCCCGGTCTTCCGGATGCTCCATTGCGATGCCTACCGCCTTCCGGACGATCTCTTTTGCTCCGTATTTTGTATCTTCCATACTCACTCTCCACATTTGCTTTTGTAGACAAGGCTGATCCCGGCATTCAGGATGAGCTTTCTGCAGATCTCGCAGGGTTCGGCGTCAATGGGCTTCCCATTCTCTTCTCCATACAGGTAAAGGACAGCCCCGATCATATCCCGCCTCGCGGCGGAGATGATCGCATTTTCCTCGGCATGGACGGCAACACACTTTTCGTACTGCTGACCATGCGGGATCCCGTTCGCTTCTCTCCAACACTCGCCGCTATCGCAGCAGTTGGTCGTTCCTCTCGGGCTCCCGTTATAGCCGGTTGCGATAATCTCGTCATCCTTGACAATGACGGCTCCATACTGTCTCCGCAGGCAGGTCGACCTGGCAGAGACAGCTTTTGCGATGCCAAGATAGTAGTCCTTCTTGGTGCATCTTTCCTTCCTCATACTTCATCACGTTCCTTTCATTTGAGTTTATTTCCTGGGACAGTCCACGGACTTTTCTACGGACGTTCCATAGAATGTCCATTGGACGCGTCTGCGGACTGTCCGCGGACTGTCCACCGGACATTTGTGCAGGATTGTGCTTTGCGGAAAATCCGGATCATATTTAATAAAGTATCTCCATTTTCTCCAGAGTTGCAAATCAAGAAACGTAGTTGATCGTTTTGAAACTCAAGAGAACACTGTGATGCCAGCCCTCTGGCGGCTGTGGCTCCGGTTTTCCGCGCTAGGTGGTGTAATTTGATGTTTGGGAATAAAAAGGCTGTGCCGCCCTTTGAGCGGCTTTGTGGCGGATAGGCCGTTTTTTCGTCCAAGGGACCACGACTTTGTTTCGTTGCCCTCTGAACTAATCGTAGTGGTATCGCGCTCGAAAGTCAATAGTTTTCGGCTATTTTTATAGTTATATTTCTAATTATATCCGTTATCGGATATATTGTTTGTATGTGAGGGCATCTTTTTCTTTTTATATTTTCTATTTAACCTTTAAGTTTATGGTTACGTTTATGGTTATGATTACGTTTATGTTTACCAGTGGACAATCCATGGATTGTCCCAAGGACACGTCCAATGGACTGTCCGCGGACTGTCCTCTGGACAAACAAAAAAAGCCCTCCCCCGGATTGCTCCGAGAGAGGGCCTGATTTCAATATTGGATTGTGACATGATCTCTGTCGATCCATCCAGAGATGTAGCCATGAATCCCACACCTTGAGTATGTGGACGTGATCGGATACCTTCCATTTTTCTGTTCATCGTCCCACAGATAGTAGGCTCCCGAACAGAACTTTGTCGGTTCCTTATCGCATGGACTCGCATAAACGGATGCGAGTATCAGCTGCAGCTGGTCGCCGCGTTTTGGTTTCTTCCTCATTTGGTGTCGATGACAGCGACATTGCCTCTGCTGCTCACCTTCCAGCCGGCGACCTTTGCGATATCTCGGATCTTGACAAATGGAGAGCCGGCATTGTTGATCGTATCGATTTCCTTGATGTCGAGACCAAGGATCTCAAACAGATCTGCTTCACTGACATAGTTCGTGCCATTGCGAAGAATCAGGTTGATCGGACATTCCTTGCCGTTCACGACGATCTTGCCATTCTTCTGAGAAGAAGGAGCAGCAGAGCCATCGTATGTAACATACGGGAGCTTGCCATGCTTCGTCCAGCGGCGGGTGTTGTAGCCTGCCTTCGGCGCAATGTTGCCGACGGCGGTAATTTGTGTGCCGCCTTTGAACGCCGGCGTACACTCAACGCCGAGGCCGTCGCCGACATATACGCCAATGTGGCCGCTCATCCACAGCGCTTCGCCGACCTGAATGTTGGAGAAATCGGCGCTTTGCTGTGTGCACCTGGCGAACATGGTATCGGCATTGATATCGGGAACGCCGTTGGAGCAGTACGTTGCGCCGCCGTAATACTTGCTGGCGTCGCCCTTCCAGCCCCAGAGGATGGCCTTGAGCAGGTTGACGCAGTCAAACATCCATGCGTTCTTCCCGATGACCGCTCGCGCTCGCGCTTCATGGCCGCTTGTCCGGTTGGATGGATACTGCTTGACCTTGTCGCTGATCGTCTGCTCTGTGACCGGGGAGCCTACAGCGCCCCAGACATAGACGGTGAGGTAATTTTTCGCAATATCGAGAGCCTTTTCGGCAAGTTCACTTGCTTTCATCATCGCCGCTCACCTCCGTTTTCAGCCATGCCTTGCTCTTGTTCAGCTCGGCAACGATCTCGTCAATGGTATCCTCGACCCATTGTGTCACATGAACGCCCATCGTGCGGAGCTGGGCGATAACTCGTTCCTTTTTGACTGCGCCCATGTTGGAGCCTTGAACAGCGTCCTCCATCTTCTGCACGAGTTCGCTGATGAGCTGCCGTACCTTCTGCTTGCTGGCAGAAAGCAAAAATGCCACGAGCGTGAACGCACAAATCGTGAGTAAGGTAAGCGTGATATCGACAAATTCGTTTTTCATGATTGTCCTCCTTTAATCTTTCAACACCACTTCAGAGATGCGGATGGCCGCATCGACGCCATACTTGTTTGCAAACTTCCGGATGAATTTCTGGGCATATTTCGCCCTGTTTTCATTTTTCGACTTCCACAAGTAGAAAGCAGAATAGGCAGCCAGAAATCCGATCCACGCGACGGTTACGGTTACGAGGTCCGTGCAGCATCCTCCGGAAGCCGAGAGAATAACGACCGCAAGAAGCAGGACGATTGCGACAAGAATAAACAGGTAGTACAGCTTCTTGCTGGTTTCCGTTCCGGAAGGGTCCCGCTCTAATTCGTCTTTATTGTCCATACACTTCCTCCGCTCAAAGGAAACTGTGCTTATCGACACACTGCCGGTAGGTATCCCGAATTTTCGCCGTGGTTAAGACTGTCTTGTCGTTTTTGAAGTCCTTGTGAGATTCGCAATACTGGCTGTATTCATGGATGTCGTCCAGGATCTGATCGAAGTGCTCTTTAGTGTGCCGCGCGTCATGGTACAGCTCGTCCCCGAAGTGAAGGATGCGTGAGCGGCATTCTTTTGCATTCCGCTCATCATTGACATCGCGGATCTCCTTCATGTTTTTCTTGAGCTCAGTTATTTCGTCGAGGACTTCCTTGTTGATCCTCCGACCGATTGCAGAAAATAACGCCGACCAAGGATTTACCTTGATCGGCGCGATTTCAATTAGGGTGAGCAGCAGGACAATACCGGCGCTGCTACCGCCAATGATCTGAGATAATGTCATTTCTTCACCCACATTTTTGGTTTTGATGGTGGTTCTTTTCTTCTTATCCTTCAGTAATATAAGCGTCGTAGATCCAGCCGCTGGCGTATCTTGAGGTGAATTTGATGGTGGCGTTTGCTGACGGGGTGTATTCGTATTCCGCACAGCCGCCGGCGCTTGCGACCAAATTTCCGTTCAGGTAAATACAGCAGATTTTCCCGTTTCTGGAGAAGCAGTCAACCGTCACGCTCTCACCGGCGGTTATCGTGATTTCGCCACTCGTCATCTCGGCTCCGTTATACGTGACCCACGCATAGCCGCCGCTGCCACCGGATACGGTTATGGTCAGCGGCTTACTGAAGCTGATCTCGTAGACGGTTCCGTCGACCTGCGTCCGCCCCCCCCGATATGGAATATAGTTCCATCTACGAGGTTGGTCCCGCCGGTGATGTCATAGCTCGTACCGGCGATTATGGTTTTATGGCTCATGTTGCCTCCTAGTTCGCGCTTTGTTTTTCATTCTGTGACGTATGTGTTGTAAACATCTATAGCAATTGCACCGTCTCCCCATGGGTTTGCCGTCTGAATAGAGTCATAAAGCGTAACGGTCACGTCTGAATTTACTGTGTAATCGTACCAAAGCACGCTGCTGCCAGAGCCGGCTTTACGGACGTTGTTTATAAAAACTGATCCGGTATGATTGTATTCTCCGCCGTACTTCAACTGAATGACTTCGCCTTTTTCCACTGTCAGGGTTTTCGGCGCAGAGTACAGGGTGCCGTTATACTTTACCCGATTGGTATTGTAGCCCGAACCGCCGTTAACGATCGTTACCGTCACGTACTCGGTTTTCTTCTGTACGATATCGACGGCTGTCCCATCAATCAACGTTTTGCCTTGTTCAATTGAATATACCGTTCCACCAATGAGGGCTTTACCCCCCCCCAACTTGGTAATTAGTACCATTCACAAGTGCATTTGCCATCATGCCACCTCAGTGAAATACTGGCCGATCAGCTCGTGCGGGAGATACTGCAGGGTGATCTTGTCGCCGGCCGTTGCGCCGGTGCGCTCGCAGAGGTAGAGTTTGCTGTCTTCCGGGTCGGTATAGTACAGGCCATAGGTGTACTCCATGCCGCGCGAGGCCGGGATCGGGTCTGCCTGCGTGCCCGCGTGCTGCTCATCGATGACGGTAAAGAGGGCTGGAGTCTTATTCGGCTCCCAGCCGGTCTGGGTGGTGTGGCCCTGGCCTCCATTGACGCGGTACAGCTTGTCCACGCCGTTGTCCGCGAAGACGAGCCGGTCGCCGGGCTTGACCACCATGTCCGGTGCCCAGTGGGCATAGAGTTCCTTCGCCTTCAGCGCGTCTGCGTCATCCAGATATGCAGATGCCTTGACGATATACGGGCGCAGTTCCCGTGCGCGTTCGGTGTATGTAGTAGCCATTATTCTGCCTCCCCCATCAGAATTTTTGCCGCCTGTTCGGCGTCCGCTGCCTGCTCGCGGGCAAGCTCAAGTTCGGTTTTCTTCCCCATCTTCGCGGTGATGGTCCCGTCACGGTTGTCGGTGATGGGTCCGGCGACAGCGTAGTCGGCGTTGTCCCATTCCTGGACCTGCTCCTCGGTCTCGCCGGTGGGTTTGCCGTCCTCGCCGTAGACCGGCACGGTGTCGCGCTGGACAATCGACCATACCAGCCCGTCCACAAACAGCTGCGCGGCGGCAGCGTGGGTCATGGTCAGCGTGACGGCCTTGCTCTCACGGTTGCCCCAGTCCCGGTCGGTGACTTTCCCGGCGATCGACGCCGGGTATTCGGTGTTGTTTGCTTTGAAGTAGATCATGTCGCCCTCCTTATGTTGTCTTGATGTTGATTGTGGTGCGGTAGTCGCTAACCCTTCCACCACTAGGTTCTGTTGTACTCCTGATAATTCTGGTATCCTGCTCCGGTGTGTACGTGTATGTAGCAGTCACGGTCTCGTAGCGTCCATTAGCAGTTTTAGTCGAAACTGTCGTTCCATTGAGCTGTATAGTCGCTTTCTGCGGAATTTTACCATTCGAGCAAAACGCAGTTGCAGTAATTGTTATGGATTCACCAGCTGCGACGGTAAATGTTTCGGTTTGCGCTACTCCGTTATATGTGATCTTGCCGCCGGAGCCGGTCAGGGTTATGGTGTATTCCGACGGCTTGAACTTGATCTCAAACGCCGTACCATCCACCAGAGTTCAACCCCCCCCCGATTTGGTAACTTGTACCAGCAATCAGGTCGGTGCCGCCTTTGATGGCGTAGGATGTGCCGTCTTTCAAAATGTGGTGTGTGCCCATGTGGTGCCTCCTTTATGCTGGTTCGAAAGATAAAACCTTCACATATGCCCTTGACCGGTTCGAGCACGGATTTATCATGTTGAAATTAGGTTTATAGGTTCCTTCTTTTGTCGCTTGTATAGTAAAAATCATTGATTTATTGTCACTCGCCGCATGATAATCAGTGACACCATCGCCAGTAATGGTATTGCAGTTTCCTGTGACCTGTAATTGCAAAATGCCAGGTGTCATCTGGATTATCATCGAGTTTCTTTTTGGATACACGTATTCCGCTACCGAACCAAATGATACGCTCCCCTCCGTGCTCGGGTAAGTGAGCGTAGGCATTTGAATGTCTCTAAGGCTGACGTATTGACTAAGCTTGTATTCCCACGACATATCAATCGTGTACGATCCTTTAGCAAACGGGATATCGAATGCCGTCCCGCCAAGAAGGGTTTTACCCCCCCCCATTTGGAATTTCGTTCCATCTATCATCTGTGCCCCGCCCACGACCTCATACGCCGTGCCGGAGATCAGGGTTTTGTGACTCATGTTTTGGCCTCCAAGACGATGGTGTATATGCTACCCTCAACAAGTAAATTTGCAGATGGGAGCGCTGGGAGCACCGCTTTTCCGTTTTGTGAAAAATTAAACATTGATGTTACACTTGGGCTATCTTTAGATGAGATGCCGCTGTAATTTCCGCCAGAAACTATTCCATTCATTTTCTGATAATCTTTCTCATACACAATTAAGACTGTCACCCCAGTCATATTGTAATATCCGGCAGTTACGTACAGCGCTTGCACGACTTCATATTTGTCGTAATCTAAGCGTGCATCATTAACCGTGAAGCTGCCACTTACAGTGGACGGCAGTTTGCCAGTAATGACAATGGTCTTCTCCACCTCTCGCGTCGCGACGACGCTGTACGCTGTGCCGTCGATGAGGGTCTTGCCGCCCGCGACGGCATAATCCGTCCCCGCCGCTCGTGCCATATGTGCCATGTGCCGTCCCTCCTTATTCGTACTGCCAGGCAATGGTTCCGTTGACAGATGGCGTTGTCTCTGCTGAGAACAGTGCCTCGCCACGGGCCATGTAGGTCGTATAGTTCGTGTCTGCCGCATTTACGTTCGTCGTCCGGCCAATCTTGTTGTTGAGGGCATTCGGAGTAACGTAGCTCGTATTCGACGGAAGCGCCCCGACTTCAGCAGCAGTGTACTTGGGTTTGCTCGCTGCTTTCGCCCACGCAGGAACCGTCGGGTCCGTCTCCGTGTAGCTCTGCAGCGCAGTATCAGCTTTTCCGAGCGACGCCTGCACCCCGGATGAGAGATCGCTTTTCGCAACAGATGATTTGAACGCAAGCGAGCCAAGGCTGGAGAACCACTTGGCGATCTTTCCGAACAGAATATTCAGTTTCTCCCCGGTGGATATATTCTCGCGCGAAGCAGCCGCTTCGAACGTGACCGGCTTTTCTGAGATACCGCCTCCGCTGATTGCTTCGACCAACTTGTCCATTTTCATTTCAAAGCTGCTGTTTTTCAGTAAATCAATGTCTGTCATTTACTCACCCCATCTCAAGCTCAGGCTGTTGTCGGCATTTCTGATAAGCTGATATCCAAGAGAGGACAGCGTGAGAAAGCCCGCGTCGTTATCGAGGTCGCTCGATTTCCCTGACGTTGCAACAGCCGCAAGTTCCGTTTTCTTCACTTTGTCGCTGGTCGCATCCGTAATTTTGCTGTAGATTGCCTCGTCAAGGAACGGAAGCTCACTATACTTTCGTGTTCCGTCTCCGACCTTTACCCGGATATCGCCAGCGGACGTGTCGACAAAAATGATCTCGCCATTCAGAAGTACAGGATCCTTCGCGGTCCAATTCGCACTCGTATCCCGTTTGTGTTTGAGCCGCGCAGCGTACTCAACCATATAGCAGCCTCCTTTAAGACGAATCCCCGCCGTACACGCAGTACGACGGGGACCGATTTTATTTTATCAGCGCTCAGATATTGACCGAAGCGTTTCCGCAGTTGAACACCACATACCCGGAAGCTTGCTTCAGCTCAGTAATATCGTGCTCATGGTTTCCAGCAGCCTTGCTGTCCCAATCCGCGACCTTCTCAGAGGAGATACCGTCGAGAACGGTCTTGTTTGCGTGCTCATGCTGCTTGGCAACAGCACCATCCCACGCATCGACCTTATCCTGAGAGATAGTGTCGAGGATAGTCTTGTTACCATGCTCGTGCGCCTTCTGTTCAGCGGCGTCCCACTTTGCCTTATCGCCGGTAACAATCTTGTCCAGCTCAGCCTTGTTCGTATGGCTGTGCGCCTTGCCGATAGCAGACTGCACGTCAGCATGGAGCTGTGCCAGAGTCACAGATCCTTCCGTAAGAGTAGCAGTCACCTTATGGTCGGCGCTGACATCAATCACAATCTGGTCGCCAACCTTGGAGCCAGAAGAGACGTACTCAATCAGGCTGCCAACATTGATGTAGATGTTGTCTTCAGTAGCGTTGGCAAGAACCAGATGCAGGTAGGTGCCAGCAGCACCCCATGCACCAGCCTCAGCCTTTGTCTCAACCGTACCGGACTTAAGAACCATATCCTTGGGGATATCGATATTCACATCCAGATTGGTAGCCGGCTGCTTGATGTTGTAGCGCTTTGCCACGCCATCCGGGGTAGAAGGAGTTACAGTTACGGTGTAGTCGGTCTGAGCAGGAATCTTACCGATTTTCTCATCGACGTAACCAACAACGGTCGTAGCAGTAGCACCTTCTGGCAACGCACCGACGCGCTCACCCAGAGCGTCAACGGCAGTTTGCGCATCATCGCCAGCCTTCTTCGCTGCCGCAATTGCTGCGTCCTTACCATCTGCGTAGGTCTTTGCATCTTCCAGCGCCTTAGTCGCAGCGCCAGCCGCGTCAAAAGCGCCTTCGTCTTTATAGGCAGCAGTGCCAAGACCGTGAACCTTCACGTCTTCGCCATTGAACTTGACAGTACCATTTGCAGTGCCTTCAGCCAGCGTATAAACAGTCTCATCAGGAATGGTAATAGTGCTCACCAGATTCCAAGTGGTCGTGCCCTTCGCCTGAGAATACAGATGGAACTTGCGCTCGTTATCCGCATCGACTTCCAGCTTATACTGGGTGTCGGTGTCCTGAATCTCACCGGAGATGTAGTCAGACAGGCCGGTGATCTCGCTTGCGGAATAGGTGGGCTTATTCTCAGCCTTCGCCCAGTCGTACACGTCGGCAGCCAGGCCGGCAGTGAACTGCAGCTCACTGAACTTGGAGGATCCGTCGCCTACCTTGAACAGGATGGCAGGTTCCTTCGCAACCGCGCCAGTAGACGCGGGAACAACAACGATAGCGACCTCACCAGCGAGAAGCTTAGGATCCTTGTCTACCCAATTTGCATAAGTATCATATTTGAGAGAGATTCTGGTGTTAAAAGTGGTAGTTGCCATGCTGAATTACCTTCCTTTGTTTTATTAGGTTTGAGCGGAGCGATAGCTCCGCTCATAGACGTGGATCAAACTGCAGCGCTGCCGCCGTCAAGAATGAGCGTGTCGCCCTCGGACTGAACCAGCTTGTTCATGTTGAGGCTGTTAACCTCCATGCTGCCGTCTTTCGCGACCGCGACCTTGTTCACTTCGGTGGAACTGGTGACGACGCCAGCAGTCTCGCCTGCGACCGGGATGTCGACTGCCTTCTCGGAGATATTGACCTCCTTGCCGGCGAGCTTGATGATCTCGATGAGGTTCTTGTTTGCGCCCGCTTCAACGCCGCCAAGCTTTTCTTTCTCTTCATTGGTGTAGTCGTTGGCACTCAAGCCTTTACCTGCAACTTTATCAACCTTACCAGCCAGAGCATCAGGGAGACCAGTAACTTTAGCCGGAGCGACCTCCTTGACTTCGAGTTTACCCTCTGCAGAAACAGTGAACTCGTCAGAAACACTCTTGACGTAATTGGCTTCTGCTCCTTCTGGCAGAGCAACCAACTTTTCCTTCAGCGCAGTCGTAAAGTCCTCGGTGGAGAGCCCCTTACCATCTACCTTGTCAACTTTGTTGGCAATGGCAGTGGCAATAGCTTCGTTCATCTGCTCTGTGGTGGAATAATTGTCGAGGTTTACACTCACATCATCCAGACGAACGACCTCGGTATCGACCTTCGCGTAGATGTCGTAGAAGCCGGTGTCGGCATTCATCACGAGGTAGAGGACATTGTCCTTGGCTTCAGCAGCCGTAGGCACAGCGTCAACCTTTGCGAAGCTGGCATGACCGGTCTCGGCGATAGCCGTCTTGATTGCCTCCGCGATTGCAGTGGCGGTCATGGCGTCAGTGATACCGTAGCCCTCAAGCGTGGTGGCCTTATCAGCCTTACCAGTCTGAAGGGTCTGGATATCCTGCGTATGACCAGCGACGGTATCAGCCAGGCCGGAGACCGTGCTGGTGTCCGGCGTGTACCACTCGATTGCAGTACCGGCAGCGTTGATGCGGGGCTGCTGGCCTGCGGTAGCAGCGCCAAAACCCTTCAGCGTGACCTTGCCGTCGACGATCTCGATGGACTTGCCATCGCCAAGGACGGCAGAACCGACTGCCTTCAGAGTCTTATCGGGCTGGATGATGTACAGATCTGCAGCCGTTTCTGTTACGACGCAGACGTTTTCGCCATAAAAATAAGTGCCGTCCGAGCTACCGACTTCAACAGCAGAAGCAGCGGCAGCCTGAGCAGCACTCAGAGTGGAGAAGTAATACCGCGCATCCAGCGGGAACGCGGTCTGCGGATTAAATGAAACCGCAAAATTCAGTTTTCCGAAATCCATTGTGCGTCACCTCCCCGTCAAATCGTAACCTTATAGGTGTTCGCAACGTCGTTGGCGTTAGCCATATCCATCACATACACCTTATAGTCGATTGCCTGATAACCGTTCGCGCCCTCGACAGAAACGACGGTCTTGGTGAAAGCGGTCTTGACTTCCGCGTTCATACCATTCACGTCCTGCACGGAGCTAACATCACGCAGCGTTGCGGGATACGCGAACACAACGCGAATGGCGCCAACGGGGATTGCGAGGCTGAAGCTGTTGCCAGCCGCCAGAGCCTTACCACTCTTACCGCTAAGACCACGCACAAGTGCAGAGTTCACTTCGCCATCCTTCGCTTTCAGCGTTCCGTAGAAGCTGTTGCGGTAGCCAGTGATTTTGCCTGTCGCCTTGCTCTTATTACCGGCAGCAATTTTACCGGCGGCATACTCATTACCGAGGTTCGTTACAGGAACAGCACCCTCACCGTGAGTCGCAGTAGCCGTAATAGCGTAGCTGGTAGCGTCGCCAACTGTCAGCTCATCGAACGAACCGGAGGCAGTATCCTTGGTAGCAGTACCGTCGGTTACGCTCCAAGCGATAGCAGTAATACCAGTTGCAGGACCGTATGTATAGCTACCAGCGCTCAGAGAAGCGGTGTACGCAGGAGTGACTTTTGAGCCAACCTCATACGCTGCAATTTGCTTACAAGTAATTGTCACGGCGGGTTGTGTTGCTGTCGGATTCTTTTCCTTCGCCAGAATGGACGCGAGAACATCCTTAACATTCTTACCAGATGCGGCAATCGTACCAGAGCCAGAGCTCGGAACGGTCAGAACACCAATGGCAGCAGTGTACGTCAGGTCATCGGCAAAGTAGACATTCTCGGCGCTATAGTTGCCGTCCATCGCAGCCCACACAGAACCGTCGTAGACGTAGGCGGTGTAGGAATACTTGCCGCCGGCGATCAGTGCCTTGACTACAAAGATGTCATCCTTCTCAGCAGTAACGCCAGCCGCAGTCAGGACACGGGTAATGACATCATTGTCACTCTCGCCTTCTGCCTTCACGCCTTCGTAATGTGCAGCGCTTGTCCCACCGATGTACTTCAGGTTCTCATATGTGGTAACACCGTCACCAACTTTGAGAGTACCAAGATCGGTATCGAAACACGGCTCACCAGCTGCAGGAACAACATCTTTGTTCGTAAGCCAGTTTGCCGTAGTATCGCGCCGGACCTGGATTTTTGTAGTGATTTTTTTCTCGGCCATTTTTTCCTCCTTCAATAGTTTGCGGAACGCATTTATTGAATTCCAGCTGCGGATCCACCATCAATGATCCGGATATCGCTGTAATCGCTATCGCCGATTCGGATCGGGGTGATGGACTTATCTTCCTGAATAAAATATGGCGCCCAATCTTCTCCGTTATGGATAGATAGCGTTAAACCTGCGCAGTCATTTTCGCTGACCCATTTTGCAGCTTCCTGGAAGGTGGCAAATTTCTTCGCCGAAGATTCCTTCATCCCCTCTTCGAGGTTCTGGATGGTATCTTCAAGTCCAGTGATTGCAGACATCGGGTGCTGATCCGGCTCATCCCGGCCATCAAGCTTGCCGTGCTGATGAGGGCCGTTTACGAGGATGACCCGTGCTTCTTCGACCTCCATTTCATATTCACCGCCGCACCCGTGGCTTGCACAACAGCATGACGATTCCTTCTCGGTGGTCTCAGAAGACACTTCTCTATATGAAAGACTCATTTATAGCCCTCCTTTTTCAGGAATTCGTCGGGCGATACGAGGAGGATTTTTGTCTTTCTCGGCTTCCCGAACTTATCGGTCCATGCACACTGCATTTTGCATGGAATCCCCGCGTGAATCTGCATGGCATCCTCGTATGGGATCTGGAAATAGACCATATTCGGTGCAATTACTTCCGGCTTATACTCGAAAAAGTGGTTCGCCTGCAATACGTAGAACTGAATATTGGACGCAGCAGTAAGGTCTACGCCTTTGATCGTCGCGCAGAATTCACCTTCGATTCTGTTTGTCATTGGGACACCTCACTCATACTGCCATGCGATCGTTCCGTTTACAGTCGGAGTGGTTTCCTGCGCATTCAGGCTCTGACCTCTCGACATGTAGCCGGCATAATTCGTATCTTCTTCGTTGACAGCGCTCGTTCTGTTGAGCTTTTCCGCAATAGCAGCAGGCACATATTCATCAAGCTTTGCCGTGATGAGTCCCTGAATCTCGGAGTCCGTATATTCATGGGGCTTGTTCTTGATGAACGCGGCACTGTTTTCGTTGGATTCCCGGAAGTCAGACTGGACTCCAACCTGGCTGATGTTTTTCCCGCTGTCTGCAAGGTTGCCTTTCTCATCAAGAGTGGCAATATTGCCGACGTTCGCAGGAACCTTCTTATCGGCCTTATCCCCTGCTGCGGCAAGAATCTTGTCAAAATCATCAGAGGAACCGGTATAGCCGCCACGGACTGCGGCCTCATAAGCAGTCTCGCCCTTGACGTTGAACGTGTCGGTGATTGCCGGAAGCTCGTTTCTGTTCGGAGTGAATGAGAGATTTCCTGCGTCATCGATATGCGGCGTGTAATAAAACGCAAACGCCTCCACATTTTCGAGGACGAAATTGTTTATCTTCGAGCATCCGAGCTTTTTGTTCCCAGACTCATCCAGCGCTATTGTGACGACGTCTCCATCTTCTGCATCTTCCGGGAGCTCAACATTGACGCTGGCGAGAGCAGCAGCGACATCCGCTGCGCTTGCAATCTGCGTAAAGTCGACCTGCGTAAGCGCGTCTTTCGCGGCTCTTCTGATGTACAGTTTCCCGTCGGAGCCGCTGATCGCAAACTGCGTCACAACATCGTCGCTGTCGCTGAAGACGGAAAGCCTCGTTTTCTTATCATTCAGATCGGTAACATAGTAGTTGCCGTCATCTGTGATCGTGTTTGCGTATGCCTGCCAAGTGAGCGTGTCAGTGGATGCAGAAACAGGAAGACTCGCTCTGCAGGCAGGGTCGTAAATGTCATATACGGTGTCGTCAACCATGACCTGTTTGACGATGAGCATTGACACACCTCCTATCCGCGAAATGCAGCGTCGAATGACTGCGGAACCCACGGATCCGCCTGCGTCTTCATTTTTTCGACGTCGCGCATGATTTCGGATACGACATTGAGCATCGGTTCGATAATTCTAAACCGGATTGCCTGATTCAGTACGAGAAGCTTGAGTCCATACTCAAGGTCCGGACAGCCGCACTTTGCTGCAACAGCATGCACTTCCCGCAGAAGGCCGATCTTCTCGCTGTTTGTACATCTGCAGATTCCTCTCGCTCTTTCTGCGAGAGAAAACAGTTGGCCGGCCGCTTCGCATTTGCACAAATACCGTTCCAGCCCCAGCACCTTGTATTCCTGGCAGAAGCCCTTCAGATCATGCTCGCTTCCAAAGAACGATAAAATGATTTCAAAAAACACCTTCGCCGCAGAATCAGAAGCGGCGCAGGCGTGCAAAGAAGAGGTCCGTATTTGTGGAGTCATTGCGTCGCCGAACAGGGCAACGGAATACTGACACGCAACGATCTCATAATCACGTGCGATATCCATAAGCATCAAATTTCTCTTACGAAGCAGTCAGGAATGACTGCGTTTTGCCGTTCCTGCTCATTCAGGCCGGTTACTTCCTTCGAGACCTTCCGCATGAACTCAATATCCTTTGTCATGAGACCAAAGCGGGTAATGACTCTCAGGCAGTACAGGATAAGGCCAGCCCTGGCAAACACGTCGGGGCAGGAGCAGCATTTTTCAAAAATACTGTGGATCGCTTCGAGCTTTTCAGCGACCGCAAGCGTCCTGAATGACTCGACGCCAATAACGAGTCTCGCTGTCGCATCGTAGTAGTCCCAGGAGCAGAAGTGGTCATCGAAATGAAGCGCATCATATTCTTTCTTGCAGAACTCCACTGCGTCTTCAACGTTCATTCCATCCACGCGCTTCTGCTGGGCGGCGCAGACGATTGCATTGACCGCCTGGATGAAAAGATACCGGTCATCTCCGACAGCCGCTTCTACTGCGGAACGGGTAGCTCTGGTCCGCTTATCCCCGTACAGCTCTACGACATACTGGCCCATAGCCACATCAAAATCAGTGCAGATGTCCATTTAGGTTTCCTCCTCTTCTTAGTTGGCATAATTGACCTTCGTGCACGTCCCGTGGCAGCTTCCGCAGCTCGCGCCACAGCCGGTCGTACAGCCGGCGCTGCATGAGGTAACACACTGTCCTACGCAGCCGTCTCCTCCGCATGTGGTACTGCAGCCCGTGCATCCGCTGCATTTTCCAGAGCAGCCGGAACCACATCCGCTGCCGCAGCCGCTGCAGCCGTCGCATCCACTACAGCCGGTTTCGCAGCTCGAACCGCAGCCACTGCAGCCCTGGCAGCCTGTATCACATCCGCTGCAGGATCCATAGCACGTTTCCGTACAAGCGTTTTTGCAAGTGTTTTTACAGGTTCCGGAGCAGCCCTGGCAAGAAGTACATCCGCTGACACACCCGCTCGTGCATCCGAAGCAGAGGCCGGCACAGTTTCCGTTGCAGTCTGTCCCGTACTGATCCGTGACGGCCCGTGCCTCGGCGACAGTCAGAAACGCCTCCTCGGTCGTAAGCTCCGAGTCGCTGATCACGCGATCACCGCGAGTGGAAGGAAACTTTGCACTGTTAATCGCATTCAACGGGGTAAGGATTTTCTCTGCATGTTCTTCGACTGCCACGTTATCCTTCTCCGGGTCACGGGAAAAATCATATTTTTCGCCACCGTAGCTTTCGACGCTATCGATATGGCAGCGGCGAAGGCATTCAGCCTTCACACGAGCCTTGAGCTCTGCAATTCTCTCAGAACTGATTTCAGCCATCGACAATCTCCCTTCTCCATTGTTCAGGCATCTCTATGGAATACTCCTCGCCGACAAGGTGCCAGTAGTATTCGTTGGCAAGGACTCTGGCCTTGTGCATGGGGCAGATGAATGTTGCCCGTTTATTCGGTGTTCCAAAGATCTGGTAGTTGTACGCAGTGCACCATGAGCAGCCAGACGCGATTGGACAATGGATGCACGCATCAGTAGACTGACTGCAGCGCGTCACGCAAGACAGGCAATGGATCCGCTCCTTGTTGCAGACGCCGTGCTCGATATCACCGATGACAAACGGTTCAACGTCGGGACCGACGCTGGACGGCATATACCGCAGACACGGATACAGATCGCCGTGATAGTCAACAGCGAGCATCAGCCCATTGCCTCCACACCAGTTCTGGTTCTCATTCTCCGAAAGTGGGTGTCCGCACTTCTTATCGAAGATACTGAGCGTCGGTCTGTTTTCGAGCGTAACCAGATAGTCGGCAAGCTGGCAGAGCTGTTTGTACAGGGTCCGTGCATGATCGAAGGTCCAGCCTTCCTCGTACACGCAGTTCAGGAAGATGTGCTTGTATCCATAGTCGATCATGTTTTTTGCAGCTTCGTAGACGTATCCCACGTTTGCAGGAGCGATTGTCATCTTACTGCCCATGTACCCATGCCGGACATTAACGAAGTGATTGACCGCGGCAATTGCCCTGTCGTATGTACCGCTCCCGCCCTTGTCGAGCCGGCACGTATCATGCAGCTGCTTGTTGCCATCAATCGTGATGGAAAACGACGTGTGCATCTGATACTCATCAAAAAACTCCTGCACTTCCGGTTCAAAGTACAGGAGTCCGTTTGAAGTAATACTGAACATGAATCTCGTGGCGAAACGGTGGTGCAATTCGAATGCTCTCGTCACGAAGTATTCTGCGACCTTTCGGATGAGGCCGATTTCAAGGAACGGCTCGCCGCCGATGAAATCTATCACAACGCCATCGGAGTCATCGGCGTTGATGTATGGATCCTTGCTTTCCAGCAGCCAGTCAACGAATTTCTTCGCGGTCTCGAAATCCATCGCGTGGCTCGTCTTATGCCCTTGATAGCAGTACGTACAGGCCATGTTGCAGTTCTCAGTAACCTGCAGCGTGACATCCTTGCAGTGCTTTCCACCGATATGCATCGGGTCGGTAGATCCATTGGGAAACAGCCGAATGAGCTGATCGGCAAAGGTTTCAGGCTCGTCCCTGTTGGGTACAACCCAGCCTTCCGGATAAATCTCATTCAGGGTTTTCTTTGTCTCCGAGAATCGAATGTTGGCCTCCATGAATTCATCAAGCCATTGCTCATAGGCCGGACGATCAGTGAGCCTATGCCGTCTTGCAAAGCAGATCAGGAACTGCAGTGTGTTGAACTGGAATTCCTGTGCCTGCAGGTAGTTTGTCATCTCCTGCGTGAGAACTGTAATCATGTTTTTTCTCCTTATCCTGTGTGCTGCAGTTGGTTACGTTGCGTAAGCAACCGGGACATGGACCCATGCGCTGCCGTTGTGGTACTTGAGGCCGCCGGTGACAGCAGCGGTATCGATCCAGAGCAGATTCGTGTTCGTCGGCGGAGTCGGGCCGGCAACGAAGATCTTCTTATCGACCATTGCTTTATAGATCCCGTCGCTGGTGACAGCGTTTGTGCTGCCGCTTGTAGGCGTGGAATCAAATGCCACCTTCGTGTAAAGCTGATCGAAGTATTGCTTCAGTGAATTCTTGAGCGAACTGAAAGTAATTCGCCGGTCTCCGGTGACGCTCGCGTCGTAAATCGGAATAGAGTCAGCATCTTCCACCGTAGAAGCATCCAGCTTTCTCGTTGCCGGCTGGTAGTCGACGCCAGCTGTTGCAGTCTCGATGTTCTGGCCGTTCTTCTTGAGAAGGCCGGAGCCATCCGGGAAAGAGCTCTTTTTGATTTTGCTGATGAGAGCGTACAGCGTCGTGCTCTTGTGCGCTTTCTCCGAGGCATCATAAAACGGAACCGTATCAGTATCATCGAGGGTGCTGCCAGACACGAGTTTATTCGTAGGCAGCTGATAGTCTTCGCCCTCAATGGCTTTCGATACCGTTCCGTTCTTGTTTGCTTTTACAATTCCGTCGATCCCGGAAAAGAGAACATTCCGAACTGCTGTAAAGAACTTTTGGAGATCGACCTTGTAGTGCGTATTGTCGATTGGATGATAAATCGGGACATAGTCTCCAGTTTCGATGACGGATGTTTCCTGGAGCAGGTTTGTCTTGGTCTGGAACTTACTGAAAAGGTCTTTATGCGCATTGGGGTCGCTCAGATGTTCCTGGAACTCATCTTCCGTGACGTAGATGAATTTGGAATCGAGGATAGCGCCGACGTCTGCCGCAAGTCCGACGTACATGTAGATCAGGAACTGCCGCCGAGCCGGAGCCGCATCATACGGAGGCAGCTTACCGCCATCACCGTCTGTGATCTTGATGTACGCATAGAGGTAATCCGTCTTTGCAGCAATCGTCTCTTCCGTATCTTCGGCTGTGATCTCCTCAGGGTCTTTTGCGAAGATACCGATTTCCGTGATGTAGAAGCCAGTAGAGACACCATCATTTGTGAGGACAACCGTGAGCTTCGTCTGCGTGTTCTCCCGCTCTTTTCCGGAAATGTGGCCGTTCGCCTTTTCGTCCTTGATATTTTCAAGGGCAGGAATCTCGCTGACTTCCGCAGTTCCGGAGCCGAAGTTCACTTTGCTGAAAACCAGCGGCTTTCCAGTAAACGCGGATGCGAGCATCTGCTTTCCTTTGGTGGTAAGTGTCGTTACAAACGCCATTTGTTATCCTCCTTGCGTAATATCGGGGTCAGAGATGTTGAGGATGTCACCATTCATGGAGTCAGCAGGGATCGTATGCAGGGTGTCGTTCTCGACGTAGTATCCGTCGTTGCTGTCGAGCATGAGGACACCGTCTGCGATCTTTCCGCTTCCGTTCGTGCTGTAAGGGATGGTGATTTCCTGATTATCGAAGTATCCGAAGAACATCTTGTGCCCGATATCATTTTCGCTGTCAAAGACAATGATTCTGTATCCGACACCAGCCGCCTTGATAATTGGAGTCTCCGTGAGGACGGAGCCGACCTCGCTCGGGACCTTGAACACGATCGTTGCCGGCCACTCCGGATCCTCCATGTAGTAGATGTTGTAGTCGATGAAGAAGTAGTTCAGGCCCTTGATGAGCTCGTCGTAGGTGCAGTAGCTGGTATTGAGCAGAATCTTATATTTCAGGAACTTCCGGTACGTTTTATCATCAAGGACGTTTACCGGAATCGGATCGCCGGTGTACAGACCGGCCTGGGCTCTCGTCAAACAAACGATATCCCCGATTCTGTCAAGCTGCTCGCCCTCGGCCGTTTCTATTCTCCGATTGACATCAAGCTCGAGCAGAAAGTCTTTGACCTCCTGCAGCTGCCTTGCAAAAGCGTCATGGAGGATCTTGATCTTCTTTTTGCCCTTGAACTGCATCGGGATATCATCGAACCAGTATGCAAGGACATCTTCAACTTCGGCCATCACGTACCCTCCAGACTGATTGCGATTCTTCCAACATCCGTAACCGCCTTTTCACGAGGCGAAATCGATACGAGACGCTTTGTGTATTCGGCCGTTTTCGGGGTGGAATCACTTTCGGTCTCCGTTGCGATTTTGATATCGATGTACGCAATGCCGGTACAGGCAGCGTAGATCTTGCTCATCCACTTCTGCGGAGTTACATCGCTGCCGGCAGACATGCTTTCAATCTGATCTACAATGCAGTTCTCGATGATATCTGCGTAGTTCGGAGGCAGTGACTCGTCATTGCTCTGCGTGATGGAAACGTCGAACCAGCAATAAACCGGCGTCGGCCGATTGAAGTGGACCGGGATCGTGCTATCGTAGGCATCCGGGACATTTACGGTAACGGAGCCATGAGTCTGAATGCCCGCAGCCTTCGTTTTCAGGATCTCCCGCGCGATCTCGGCGTCACCGCCGCCTTCCACGACGGCCTCAACACTGTGAGGGGGTCTTCCCCATGAGTCGGTGACATTGGTATCGTTCTCGTACACGGCGACTGTTTTGACGCCGCTGACGTTCTGCAGCAGAGAACTCGCTATGCTGTCGCACATTCTGGTGGATAGATTATATACACGCTTCAGGTACGCTTCCCGCAGCTCCGCGTCCGTCTCTCTGAGACGCCCCGGTGTGTACTTGCTGATATTCGTAACACTTTCGAGGCCAGTGACGGCGGTTACGATGTTGGTAATCGTGTTGTCCTGCATCACGACATCGCCGGTCTCTTCGGACACGAAGGTGATAATTGATACGACCCACCCAGTCGTGAGGTTGTCGGATAGGACCAGCGTATTATTGGATTCTTCATTGACGCACTCGACGACAAGCTGCTCATGCTCGCTGTCGATCGACACGGAATAATCGGTATCAGTAACAGCAGCCTTCAGCCCGTTCAGGATGTCCGAGACACCGGTCGCGCTCTCTGCATGGTACAGGAACACGTTGCTGTTGATTCCGATCGTATAGTCCCCATCCGCATACGAGAGCGCCTTGATCGAGACCTTATTGAACTGCGTTCTTGAAATCGTGTTTGCTTCGTTCAGATAAAACCGCTTCACAGGGTTCGTCACGCTGGCGATCATCGTTCCGCTGGCAAGCTCTGTCCCGTCGATTCCCTTGCAGTGGATCGGGTAATAGCTTCTTGCCGCCAGCTTTCTGACGACGCCGGAATACTGCATGCAGTTGTCGAGATTGATACCCTCCGCAGAGGACGGATAGCTCGCATGGTAGATGCTCGCGCCAAACTCCCAGAGCTCCGCGATCTTATCTGCAAATGTGGTTACGAGGACGTTAAGGTATGATTCCGGGTTCAGTTTCGTGTTCACGCCAAAACCATCCGTGAGATCCTTGTGAATCTCATCCATGATCGTATCAAGGCGCTTTATCTGCATGCCAGTCTTCGTAATTCCGTAATCAGGCACTGATTGTTACCTCCTCGTCGTAGTATTCTTCACCGCAAACGATGGTGAAGGTGATAAGTGCCTCGCGTGTACGAGGATCAACGGTTATTTCAAGGTTTGTCACAGACGTGACTTCTTTTATATCCATCAGCTGCTCGCTGATTATTCTCTTCAGTTTCGGTATGTTGGGGTTCTTGACAAGAAATTCTTCGTAGTAAGGCATTCCAAACTGCGGGCCAAGCCCCCATTCATTTTTGAACCAGCGCAAACGGATCTTTGCGGCTTGGCTGACTCGATCAGTAATCCTGATGTCGCCGGTGTCTGTTACGTAGAGATCATCGTCGACAAGCAAAATATCCTTCATGAATGCCTCCTTGTGTAGGGCTTTTGGCGCCCTTATGCCGCCTTTTTATGTCTTGTGGTTGATTTATTGGATTTGTCTTATTCCAATGAGCCATAGCCGCGAGCGCTGCTGTGCGGCATAGTGTGCTTATATGTTGGTCCCGTGCACGCTTCCGGAGCACGAGATGCTTCCGCTTATGCTGATATCCCCATTTATGGACACGCCGGCGCCACCGCTATCGATAACGACCTTGCCACTGGAGCATGCAGTCTGCTGCGCTGAATTGCCGGAAGCAAACAATCCCGGAATGCACATCGCATTTGTGATGTCATGGTTCAGGTCCGTATCCGTTTCCTGACCGTACATCCATTTGTCGATAGCCTTTTCCGCAACAACGATCAAGCAGCCGTCCCCGGCCTTGATTGGAAGCGCAATCGTAGCGCCGCCGGCTCTGAAGCAGACAACCGGCACACCGGAGATTTTCGGGTAGTCCATTTTCGTTCCGTCCGGCTTCTTGAGCTGGATACCGGGCAGGACTTCTGCTGTATTGGAAGCAGGATCATATGCAGTAATTGTGCCAGGGAATGCCGTATGGATCTCGCCTGCGACTTTTTTCATCTCATTTCTGAGGTTTTGGATGAGTTCACTCTTCATATCATTCAACCTCCAGAAGTCTGGCACTGCACTGCCATGTCTCGGAGAAATTGTCTCCTTCGATTTTTATCTGGCTGACCCGGAAATAGCCTTTGACGAGCTTGCTCTCGAGGTACACGTAGTCATCAATGTCGATTGCAGCATTCATAAGGTACACAACATCCCATCCGGCCTCGGTCTTTTTGCCTTCTTCCTCCTTGGAGACATTGATCTTCTTGGGGATTCCAAGGAGACCTGTATCCGGCGACAGGACATAGACCTCTCTGAGCATGACATCGTTCGGCTTCTTGACCTGCAGGACGCCGTTCTGGATTGACCACACGAGGCCGCTGGTATCGCACATCTTTGTCAGCACATTCTTAGCCTGACCAATATAGCTGAACCCGTTCGGCAGCTCGGAGAATTCTGCATTGTAGCTGTAGGAGACAGTTACCCCCATCTGGCCGGCAACATCGTCTATGATGTTTTTCGTATTGACCTTGCCGGAATACGACAACGTCACATACGTATCCCGGAGCTCGACGCGGGTGTCTGTTACCTCAATGTCAGTGACAGTATCGGAGCCATCAAGCTCGGTGGAGCCGAACGTGACAACGCCCGTGAAAATCAGCGGCATATTGTCCTGGTACCCGGCTTTGAGGACCGCAATGCAGTCATCCTCTTTCAGAGCGTCGATGTGCTCATTGTTCAGATTCCAGATGCTAACCTTGCCGGTGTTTGCTGCTTCTTTCTCACTCCGCTCGATGGAAAATGAGATATGCAGCGGCATGCCGTTGACGCCCTTTTCTCCGCCTATTTCAAATCCGGAACCTCCGGATTTTCCGGCGGAAAACCGGTAGCTCCGATTGAAATTCATACTTAAATCCTCCAAAAAAGACCTGCGGCAATGCAAACCGCAGGTCTTTAAACTTGATAAAAGACGAACACCGCTTTCCCGTCGACGAAATCATTTCTCTTGATCTCATCGAGTTCCGTCTCCACATAGAAAGACCGTTCAGAGAATTCGTCGAGTCCGCAAAACAGATTGAGCATGTATCTCGGAACGACTTTGATGCAGGTCATGATTGGATTTCTGATGTTGTCATAGATCCCGAGCATCCACCGCTGTTCGTAGTCATTCCATGTGAACCGCAGGTAATAGACCTTTCCGTTCAGAGTCACCTTTTCAAAGCTGTCATTCAGGTTCGGAACAGAAATTGTAGTTCTTTTCATTACTTGTCTCCAGTGAGCGCGCCGAATAAGCCAGCTCCGCTTTTTATGGAGCTTATGCCGGCATGCAGGATACTCTCGCCTTTTCCAGAACCAGAAGATCCAGACGAACCAGACGAACCAGACGAACCAGCCCCGTTTGCGCCGGATCCGGAACTCGCATCAGAGGATGTCGTCGTGCTGGCGCTTCCGGCGGATGCTCCCGTCGTACCGCTCTTTCCATAGGTATCCGGAATCGTGGTGGTAGCAGAAGACGTAACAATGACAGCCTTCATTTCCACGTCGATCTGAAGTGCGTACCCAACATCGAGAGCCTTGTGGAACGTCATGGTCGTGAAAGCCATATTCTCATAGGTCTTATCCGACGTATTGACCGTCACAGGATTCCCGTCTGCGTACAGCTGCAGCAGCTGCTTCTTGACGCTTTCAACTCTCGTGCTGCCACCGCTGAGTCTGCCTCGCCATGTAATCGGCAGGCCAGAAACGAACAGGGACATTGCCAGCTTGTTCGCTTTCCGGATGATCGTGTCGGAGACCGTGTACCCGGTCTCTATCGGATATTCAGGAACATCAGCTTCAACCGACTCGTCGAGGGTGATCAACGCATCGAATTCTGTGCCGGCAATACTGACCGGCGTAAGAGCCTGCGGCATTCCATCCCCTCCTTACGAATATGCAAGCGCCCTTGCGAGCTCTGCGGTTGCATCTGCAGCACCGCGCTGCATTGTGCTGGCCGTATTCAGCTGTGCAGCTCGATCTCCATAGAACTGGTTGTTGAACTCAACCTTCTGGTTGATAACCTTTCGGCTGTTTGTCGTATTTCCTGCCGTTCTCGCTGTCGCGCCAAAAGCGCCACGGCTTGCAAACCCGGTGACGTTTGCGACAACATTGCCGAGAGACATATCGCCAGCAAGCCCCTTGACCGCGCCAACGACTTTCGACTTAGCCTTATTGATACCATCTGCCAAACCGCCCATGAAGTCCGGCATCCACTGTTCGTAATCCCGAAGCGGCCCCTTGTCCGGTCTGGAGAAGTGCAGGAACTCACCGATCTTCGTTGCGACATTCTTAACCGTACCAACGACAGTATCGATCATGCTTGTAATACCGTCGATGATTCCCTGGATCATATCGACGCCCCACTGGTAGGCTTGGGCAGGAAGCGATTTGATCCAGTCGATAGCTGCGTTGAAGCCGTTGACGATGGTATTCTTGAGCTGGCCGAGTTTCCCGCCGGTGAGCTGATTCACCGTATCCCAAAGCGTCTGGAACGAATTCTTGATGATATTCCACGCCTCGGAAAGAATGTTCTTGATGGACTCCCACAAGCCGTTCCAATCACCGGTGAGTAACGATGCAAATGCCTCAAATACGGACACGATGATATTGAGAACGCTGCTGATATTCGCGAGCGCTCCCTGGAAATGCCGGGCTGCGGCGGACTTGATGTTCTCGCCCCATTTATCCCAGAAGTTCTTTATTGCATCGAGGATTGGACTCATCACAGCCTTGATGTCCTGCAGCCTCTGGACAATGGTGTTCTTTATGACATTCCAGACCGTGACGACGATGGTTTTGATCGCATTCCACACGCGCTGGAGTTTGTTCTTGATGTCATCCCCGTTTTCTTTGAAGAAATTCGAGATCGGCTCCCAGATGCTCTTCGCGGTGGACTTGATATTTTCCCACGTCGTTTTCAGGAAATCCTTGATCTTCCCGAACGTTGTTTTGACGGATTCCCAGATCTTCTTGATCTTGGCACGAACCTCTTCAGGATCGATTCCGTTCGCGCTCAGAAAATCTCCGAGGACGGATTCCTTGCCCTGCATGAAGGAAATGAAATCCTCCACGATAAGAGCGAGCAGGATAATTCCTGCAACAATGGCAAGGGTTTTCAGATTGATCTTTGTGAGCAGAGAAACGATGTCACTAAGTCCTTTTTTGATCTTATCGAACTTGAGGACTGCCATGACCGCTGCGATAGTCACAGCGAGGAATTTCAGAAGTCTCTCTGCTCCGCCTACCCGATCTGCGAAGTCCTTGAATTTCGTAATGGCTTCGCGGAGCTTGATAATCCCCTTCGTGCCGATATCAAGGATCTTCTTGGCAACCGGCATGAAGAACTGGCCGATCAGTTCCTTGAGCTCCTTGAGTTTCGAATTGAAACCACGCATGGTGGACTCATACGAACCCATGCTGCGCTCGCAGTCGCCGATGGCATCCGGGGACTGCTGCAGGATGGCCTGGTAGTTGACCTGCATCTTTGTCAGCTGGTCAAGGGAGTCGTACTTACCTTTTAGTCCGAGCGTTTCCATCGCCTGCGCTCTTGTGGAGTCGTTCAGGACGGCGCCGAGTCGTTTTGCGGCTTCGCTCTCGCCCATAACCGCTTTCGTCATTGCATCAACAGATGACTTCTCATCAATATTCGCAAACGAAGCGAGGTCGAGGGCCAGCGTTGTCATCTGCTTTGACAACTCCGCGCCTTCTTGGCGGGTCATGCCAAAACCGACGAGCAGGTTCTGCTGGTCAGCGAGGTAGGTCTTGATGTCGTTCTTATTTCTGTTTATGGCGTCGGCGTAATTTTCCGCCCAAGCATCGACCTCTTCGTTAATACCTTGGAAAACGACGTCGAATTTATTCTGCATCTCTTCAACCTGAGAGGCAGCAGAAACGCAGGATTTGATAAAGGACGTAGCACCGGCGACAGACAGTGATACGCCTATAAAGCCGAGAGCCTTTTTCGCAAGGTTCTCAATGCCCTTGATGCTGCTTTGTGCCTTCTGCTCCGATGCCTTATCGACGGTGTAGCCGATGGTGTTCTGCAGAACGGCAGCAATCAGCCCCATGCGAAATCACCTCCTGTCGTCTTTCAGGTCGAGCGAATGCCCGTACTCTATGTCCTGATCCATTCGGAACAGGGCATAGAGTTTGAGCGCTTCGTCGAGGGTATAACAGTTCTCCAGTTCTTCTTTCGAGGCAATTCCGGCTTTGATCATGCAATAGAGCCTGAGTTCAATCTCGTTGAACGCACTCAGGTCGAGCTCGCCAAACCGTTCGTAGTCGCTTTCGGGATTGACTTTGCTGCGCCAGATCGGTTGGCGAGTTTCTTGAAAAAACCGTTGAAGTTTACCTTGATGACTTCAACGGCCAGCATGAACATATCCTGCAGGTCTCCGGCAAAGATGTCATTTGCAATGTCATAGGTGAGCGCCTGGACTTCGGTCTCGCCACCGATTCTGACAGAAATGTTGTTCTTATCGACAAGCAGCAGGCGGAGCAGGTGCTCCAGCTTTTCACCATCAAGAGATGAGAAAGAGGACGCAAGAGACGGCCCAAGCCTGTCATAGTCGATGTTGACATCCTTGAGATCATCCACATCATTGGCGTTGCTGACGGCGGGAAGCAGACCGGAGATCAGCGGGATAAGAGTCGCGCTGAGTTCTCCGGTGATTCTCGAGGCGTCAAATGCGCCGAATGGCCGGATGAAAAAAGAGTTGCCGCCGAAATTTTTCGTGATCGTGTCGAACTGTTTCATAAACTACCTCCGATTTACTCCTTGTAGACGGCAGGACCAGTGGCAATCTCCCACTCACGCGCGTTCGTGTCTTTGCCATAGGTTCTGGACGCGGGCTTGCCAACCCACGCGCTGTCAGCAGAAAAAACAACGCTGCCGGTCAAATCCTTGATCAGCAGCGGGAAAACGCCATCGCCGGTTGTGCGGTCGCGCTCGTACATGCCCTGGAAGAACTTATTGGAAGGGCTACCCTGGGCGAGCGAGATCTTGACCGTGTAGGTATTGTCAGGGCTGACTGCTCTGGAAACCTCACCATCGCAGCCGACCTTCTTCATGATGCCGTCGCCACTGGGGTCAATGACAATGAAGCTATCTTCCGCATAGCCGGTAACGGCGTGGTTTCCTGCGGCAAGCAGGACCTGATTGGATGCATAAGTGTACATTCAGTGCTTCCTCCTTTAACCAGAGTAAGTCAGCGAGCCAACGATCTTGATGATGTGGATCGCACCTGCAAGGTACGCTTCGAACTTGCAGTCGCTGAGGGTTCTTGCCGCCTTCATTGCGGCGGTGATCTCGGAGACGGCCGGAACGATCACAGTGTAGCCAGGAATCTGGTTGCCATCCGTGTCGTATTCGTCCGGGCAAACGCCGCCGTTTCTCTGCGCTCTCTGAAGCGTGGCGCTCATAACGTTCTCGACTCTTGCGATACCGGAAGACGTGAACGGGATCTTCTTGTTGGTCTTCAGAAGATTCATGATGTTCGTCTGCATATCGGCCTGGATCCAGTCGCGCAGACGGATAACATCAATCCACTCGCCGGCCTTCACCTTGCCAAGAGCGGTAAGCTTGTCCTTGCCAATTGTGTCATACCAGTTGATGTTCGAATCCTTGAGCTTGCTGATCTCCGTGGACGACAGCCTCGAAGCACTGACACCCGCGAGCGTCTTATACGCCCAGGTTTCGGAGCCCGGCTCGTACTGCAGGCACTTTGCAGCAGTAGCGACGCCGACGTAAAGGTTTGCGGCGGGAACATCGCTTGCGTTCTGCGCACCATACTCCCGGCCGTAATAGCCCGCAGACCGATAGAAGGTATCGTCAATAGGGTCGTTCTCTCCGACGTAGGTGTAGATGAACATCTTGTTCTGCGCTTCGATCAGGTTGGCAATATCCTGGAATTCGGATTCCTGGACGCCGGCCGTGCAAAGCACATACCACCCGGACACGCTGAGAGCGCGTTCCACGGTTCTCGCTGCAGTCTCGAGATCGCTCGTATCCATCTGCTGGACCGCGATGTACAGGCCGTCCGGCTTCGGATTCTGGCTGAATGCAACACGGGCAGCAACGCCAACAGGATCGGACAAAACGTCCCATCCAGCAGACGTGACTTCCTGCAGGTTCGCATACAGGCCAACATCGGCAGGGATTTCGGATTTATATTTCCACGTAACAGTACCGTCGTTCGCGGTTCCGGAAGTGTGGTCAGGCGCAGCCTCACCGCTGCTGCCTGCAACTTCACACGAATAGACGTGCGTTCCGGAAACAACAACGTCACCTGCTACATAGGCGGTAGATGCAGCCCAGTCAGTCCATTTCTTCGGACGCTGGCCTACGATGCAAATGTGATCGAAGCTGTCGGTGGAAGTGAAATTCGTATTCAGCTCGATCTGGACATTTACAATGTCGCTAATCTGGCTCATAGCCTTAATCCTCCTTGTAGTTTTCTATGATGACATGCTCGAAATAGCCGGTCTCTTCTTCCGCAAGATCGGACGAACCTCCTCCGCTTGGCGTAGGATGCCATTCGGGATCAACAGTCTCGCCCTTTTCACCGGTGTCAGGATCGGTCGTTTCCTTGATGCTGGACTCAGCAACGATGCCAGACGCACCGACTGCGATCTGGGTGAATCCAACAAGTATTTCAACCTTCGCTCTGAATTCCCACGCGACATCGTTGATGAGGCTCGTGACATTCATGACATCGCCGTTCGGACGAATCGAAATGTCATTTTCCAGACACCATTCCTTCCCGTGTGGGGAGCTAAGAAAATTGATGAGGTCGACAAGATCAGAAACAGCGGTGTTTTCGTTGTACGAAAAACCACCGCTGCTGACTTGCCTTCCGTTGGTCATGAGATTCAGTTCGACTGGATATTGCTGAACCCAGCAGTCACACGGAACGCCATTGATCTCCCTCGTGATTGGAAAAAGGGCCCTCTTCAGGTTTCCGGCTCTGATCGTGAGAGCAGGAATGTGACCTTTTACCTGATTAACCTCGGCAAATGCGATGTGCGTCTGCGGGAAGTAACTCCGGAGCAAACTGTACAGCTTTCCGTTGACTTCGTTCAATGTCACAAGCTCTCACCTGCCTTTTGGTTCGGTAGGATCACGAATTCTGATTCATAGTGGCTGAGAAGCGTGTGATCCCAGATGTTCGCGCCCTTGCACTCATACCAGTAGCCATGGTATTTCAGCCAGTCTCCGGGAATGCCGGTCTCCTGCGACGCTGTCACAAACGGAAAGTCGGAAAAGACCTTCAGTCTGCTCACCGTCCGCTCGCCTTCCGGAAGGACGGCAAGATCATCCGCGCTGGCAGGCTGCACATTGAGCATGGCCCGAAAGATCTTATCAGCCTTCTTCGCAGGATGCCCGTCAATGACGGTCTGTTCCCCGTGTCTGCGGACGATATAGTCCTTTTTGAATATGGGCAGCAGCATACCGTCACTCCTTTCCCTTGATCTCAAAGTTGACGCTCTGGCGCATATGGCCGGTGTCAATCAACGGCTTATCAGATCCCTTCCTGGCAACGGTCGATGGCGCGTTCGCTGCGAAGTCACCATCCGAGATCTCTTGCTGGATAATTCCCTTCGCATACACACCGACTTTCTGGAGCACATCCTGTACAGTGCCTCCTGCCTCAATCTGCTTGAAGCATTGCGCACTGAATGCCTTTAGCTTCTCCTCGTTGTTTTCGAACGAAGATGCCATGAACGGTCTCGCCGGCATATTGGACGTTCCGACCTCATTCCAGAGTGCAACATCGGCAAGCATGGCTGCGGAGTCTTCAACTCCTCCGTTGCCTCTCTTCTTCGCGGCGAGCCCTTCGGGAAAGCCGAGAGAAATCTGCTTACTGCAAAGCTCCTGAATCGCATTCTGGTATTTCCGCCCTGCGGCAGTGATCTTGAACTTGAAATCAGCCATTCTCTACCCCTGAAATGGTAATTGGGACAACAACGAGCTTTCGAAGCTCGATGTATTGCAGACCGTAGTGCGTCAAGTTCAGTTCCCCAGTCGTTACGTTTCCGCTGGTGTACCCGGAATTGAAGCTGATCGAAGTCGATCCTTCAGAATAACTTGACACTCTGGACGTGTCTGCAATCGATCCGAACGCGTTGTCACCCAAGCCAGACATCTTGAGCTTATGGCAGACGAGAAACGCAAGTGCCTGCTGGTAGAGCTTCCCGAACTTCTTCCGGCTCACCATTGGCGCGCAGATCTCGGTCCATTTCTCAATGACGTCTTCAGGAACTTCGTTGAATTCGGGAGCAGTCAAACGAATGATCTCAAGCGTATCTGTGCAGCTCATTCTTCAGCGGCAGGCTCTTCGGTCTGCGCTTTGGTTCTTCTGCCGCCGCGCTTCGGTTTCTCTTCTCCCTCATTCTCAACGGCAGGCTCTTCGGTTTCCTTGCCACGCTTCTGGTCGTGGATGATCTGGATGAGGCCCATCTTCTCGAAAAGCTTCAGGACTTCGTTGCTCTCGTCGAAACCGTCGGCGGGGTTCGGCGTGCATTCCTGATCGGGCTGCAGCAGGCACTGGCCGATGTTGATAACCTTGGAACCAATGTTCTTGATTTTCATTGTTTGTACTCCCTTCAAAATTCAGAAAAGTTTCATAAGGAAGCGGCGTAGTTGACTTCTTTGCAACTACGCCGCAAAAAATAAGCGGATCAGACGCCGACTGCGATCAGAGCAGACAGCGGATAGTAAATCATGACGCCGGCGGTACGAGCTTCGCACGGAACCACGATCTCCAGGTCGCGGGCCTGCAGCGGGTACTGGTAGTACGGCATCGGGATTTCGAGGGTCATCTTCTTCGGATCCTTCTTGAACAGGAACGCGACGCCCTTGCCGTTGGAGGCAGCAGCATACGGGTTCGTGTCAACGGAGTCGGAGTTCAGCTCGGAAGCCGGGACGATATCCTTCAGGAACGGAGCGTTCTCAAGGACGAAGCGCTTGACGGTGTAGCCGGTGTTGTCGATCTGGCGGGTCGAGATGTCGATGAAGACATCGGACGGCAGAACCAGCGTGTCAGGACGCTCTACGTTCTTGGTTGCAGCAGAGACCTGCTTCTGCATGCCATTGATATCCTTCAGGATCTCAGCCGCAGTCTTGGTCGCCCAAGCAGTGGTGCTGCCGCTGGCCGCGTTCGGAAGCGTGTACAGCGGAATGTTGTTGCCGGAGGACAGAACGCCGATCAGGCCGGACTCGGTGTCGCCAGCCCATGCGATCTTGTTCGCCAGGACGTCGATCTGATAGCGGGCACTGTCAGCCTTACGGGCGTCGAGGGACTTGCCAGCGAGCTTGGAAGCACGCATTTCCTGGACAGAGTAGCCGTAGGAAGCACCCAGAGACTTGATCGTCGCATGGGTCGGCTTGCCATCGACGTCTGCACGGGGCAGGTCGTTGGAGTAGTTCGAGATGATCTTGGCCTGACCAGCCTTGTCGTAGCTGTAGTAGGTGATCGTCTCAGCGCCCGGATCCGCTTCATGGGAGATCGGGAACAGGGTCAGCGCAGTGAGTTCAGGATACTCTGCGTCATAGGACTGGGCCTTGACGAAGTCGAGCTCACGGGCAAAGAACACGGAAGCGTCCTCAGCGGAGTCGAAGTGAGCCATCGTCTGCAGAGCAGCAGGCAGATTGGAAGCCTTCAGCGCGGCGAGATCGTCGCGGTCGTATGCAGTATGAGTGTTTTTAGCCATGTCTATTTACCTCCTCGTTTTGTCCAGATTAGCCCTCACCGGGGGTAGCAGCTGCCTTCTCCACATAGGGAGCATTGTAAAGCTCAATAGGAGCAACGCCGTTCTCGACAGCACCGACAAAGATCGCGTTGATAGCAGTCTTCGTCGTGTCGTTCGTGAACTTATTGCCATCGATGTAGACCTTCGTGCCGTAGGCAATGCCGGAAGCAGCAGAGTCGACCTGCACGTAGATGCGGCCGTACTTCAGAACGCCGATTGCGGAGCCCTTCTTGACGACGACATTGCCATCCAGATCGTGCTCGGTGGTTCTGCCGTTGACGGTGACGCCGTCGAACACAGAGCCGGTGTCCTTGATGGTCTTGCCGGGAGTCGTGCCATGATAGGCCGG